GTATATGCCATGCATTTATTTAATGAAAAAAATAGACCCCGAAGGGTCTATTTGGTAAAGGTAAAACTTATCAGTTTTCGCTGACAAACCTTTTGTATTGTGCAAATAGATCTGTTACTGCTTCGTTCATATCTGCGTATGCTTTTGGACTTGTTCCGTCCATTCTATCGCCTTGCCCTGGCTGATTCTCTTGATGTGCAAACTGGTTTGCATCGAACTCATTCTTTTTGTTAGGGTCAGATGGAGTGTTGTCATACTCGTCAACTGGCTCTTTCTTTTCCATGTCATGATCATCCATGTCGTGATCACCGTCATTGTCTAGGTCGCCGTGTGCTTTGTTAACATCATCACCGCCTTCGTCATCGCCATCCATTGGATTTAACTTGTCAATAACACTACGCATAGTATCTGCTGGGCTTCCGCTGCCTGCTGGCTCTAGTGTTCCCGGTGCTGGTGGTGCATTGTCTAATGGAGGAGATGCTGATACAGGTTTGTTTTGACCTGCAAGTTGCATGATAGTAGCTAACATGTTGCTTAGTTCATCACCGCTGCCTGCTGACATGTTAATGCTTGCTGGCATAGATGGCTTCTCTGGAGCAATGTCCATGCCCATTTCTGGAACCATACCTGGCATCATACCACACTCTTCAACTTGCTGACTTTCCTTGATAATGTTAGGATTGTCGGCATCTAGTTCTGCCAATCTTTTTAGTACGTCAATCATTTGCATATTATTTTCCTTTGCCACTTATAGGGCCAATGTTTCCTGGTTCTGCATCTGTATTGAACTTGGCAGGACCGTCTGTGGGAATTTCTTCTCCACGCTCGCGTCTTTGTAATTTCAAGATATCATTCAATTCTTTGACAAATCCACTGTTGTATTTGTCACCGTAAAAATCTTCCATTTGAGCATTAGGAGCTTCTTTGTAATCTGGATCAGCTAACAAAGCGCCTTCTCTTTTAGGTTCAATATTTTGATATTCTTCAGTAGGTTCCATAGGACTGCGAACTACTAAATGTTGTTTACCTACACCAAGACCTGAACTTAGATATTCTGTTAGTTCAAATTGTGTAGTTGGATAGTCTAATACAACTTCATAGATATTAACTTCGCAATTTTTAACTTGGGGGAAATCTAATGGTAGCGCTTGAATAGGAGTCTTTGATTTTTTGAATCCTGCTGGAGCATTGCCTGTAGTGAAACGGCTTAGTAAGCTCTTCATAGTATCTTCTTGCTCAGTGGTCATTTCGCCGGCAATTTTGATACGGAAGTCATACTTCTTTTTAGATTCGGTTAGGTGTTCTTTGAATGATTTCATAGTGTATTATTTATTAAGATTCTTTAGTTTCTCCAGGATGCTATTACGATCTGTAATAATATATCCTTCGCCCTCAACGGTATTTCCGCTACCTTCACCGTGTTTTTTGTCTATGGCCAGCTTCTTAAGCTGTAAATCAACCATCTTTAACTTCTTATCGATTTTGTTAGTTTTAGCTGTGATAGCGGCATTCATCATCTGTGCGGCTACTTCAAACATACGAGAACCGTAGCGTGCTTCTACGTTCATTCCTAGGTCCATTAAGTCATCGTAGGCTTTTTCAGCTTTGTCTGCAAGTGCATCTAGCTCTGCATCACTGATATCTCCCAGCCCTTTTACACGAGGTAACGCGGCTGCAATCTTATCAAATTCTTCTAACTTTTCTTCTAGATTAATTGTAGGCACTGGACTTACATCAACTGCTTCTGCTTGAATAACAGGCTCAGCTGGTTCTATGTTTAAGAGTTCTTCTAACTTTTTTGTCATATTTTTACTTATTCCGTTTTCCACCATTCTGGAAAATATCGCTTTCGTTGACAATCCTAAACTTAATGCCCTGCTGACTGCACCAATCTGCGGCTGCTGACCATTTGGCTTGATTCTTAATAAACTGTGCTTGATTGTAGGGGTTTTTACCCACACGTTCTTTTAGGGTTTGATTAGCAGGTTTTATTTCTACAATCTCAACGTGCTTTTTCATATTCTTATCGACATAAGAAATTAAGAAATCAGGAACGTATATTGTATGCTTGCCAGTTAATGGATCTCTATAAGGTATCTTTACACTTTCACTGGCCCACTGCTGTATGCTAGGATTGTTATCGCAGAAAGTCATAAATGTGAATTCCCAAGAACTTCTATACCTAGGAGCACCTTGTCCTATATATTTTTCGGGATTTTTTATTTTATAAACACCCTGACTAAACTTTAAGCTCATGCTACAATGTTTCTTTGAATTTCAGGATGTGTTTGGAATTTTTCAGCGTAACCTAGACTGCTACTTTTAAATCTATTGTAATTTAGTATCTCAGAAACTAGTCCAGATAACTGTACGTTGTCTAATCCTTTTAGTGTATCTAAAATTTGCATAGGATTATAGCCGTCTTGTTTGGCCTGTCTAATAATTGTAACAGCAATAGATTCTGCGGCTACTTCGCCGAAATCTCTATTAGTAAAATAGCCCTTCATAGCGGCTAGTACAGATGAATTAATTTCAACTGGTGCACTCATATATGAGTCAAATGCTTGTACTGTTGAGTCTTGAGATTTACTAACAGGGATGTTAGAATAATTTTGATTCATAATTACCTTTTAGGAGGAAATATAAGTGCGGCAGGATTTGCTCTAATCTTCCCGTCAACACTGGTATTAAACGCTTTGAAGATGTTGATACCCACCCCGCCTGGCAAATTGAACACTCCTGGATTGTATTCCGTGCTTGGAGGTGTATAATATTTTCCTGGAGATGTTTTAGTTAGAGCACCAAGTGCTCCGCTGGCAATATTATAACCTGTAGCCTTGGTTCGAACAATACCTTTAGTGTTTACATAATTCTTAGCAAGGATTGTAGCAATATCTAACAGTGGGTTAGGCGAATTATATTGGCCGCCTACTTTGCCAAACACTCGCTGAGCGCCCGGTTTATCAAAGCCTGTTTCTTTTTTAACATAGTAGGGATTGTTTATAGGGTTGCCGGCAATCTGCAGTGGACTTGGCGTCTTATCATAATACACTGTTGTAAAACCTGGAGGATTAGTTTCTGCAACAATCTGACCATAATCATAAAGGACGTTTTCATAGGCAACCTGCATTCTATTCTGCATAGTCTTGCTGCCTTCACTTTGATTTAAACTATCATGTGCCCATTCTGTAATCTTAGGATTAATCAAAGTTACCTGCGTAAAATTCTGTTGATGTAGACTATAAATTTCTATAGAAGTTAAGAAAGGAACTTTGACATTGTTATCGTAGATACCATATTGATAATCTGTTTCACCGTACTTAGTATCTCTAAATTCTACAGGTACTTCGCCATTTGTTCCGTAACTACTGTCTGCAAAATAATGTTTGTAATAGTTGATCCATAGTTTATTAATGATATCGATGTTGTCATCATGGAACTCAACCCCCACTGGAGTATAGGTTAATTTAGTAGGTACTACTGTTTTTCTATTGTACTGATTTAATGTCTCAGTAGCAATGGTAAATTTAGGAAGGTCGACTTTTTTAACCAACAGCCCAACATCCATTGAACTTTTATTCCTCCATTCTTGATCTATAATAGCATTAGGATTGATATTGAATACTACATAGTAGAGGAAACCAACTTTGGGAGAATATGCATAATTATCGTCAACATAAAGTCGACTAGCATGTTGGTAGTCTTTTAAATTAGGATAACCACTAGTATATCCTGTTGACGCTAAAAAGTTATTGAACGCATTACTCATACAAATATTTAGCCAAATAAAAAGCCCGGGTTTTTATGCCGAGCTTTTTGATAGTTAATTTAACTATTAACCTGTACTTAGACCTTGTGCGCCTGCCGGACGTACTACACGACCTACGTCGATACCAATGCCGCTGGCTGCACCACCTGGAGCATCTAGTTGAATAGCATTATCATAAGTGATAGTTAGTGCAATATCCATTGGGTTAGTTGCATCTGCGTAGTCACCGCCTTGATAAGTAGCCTGCTTAATAAAGCATCCTAAGAATTCAAAACTTTCTAGTGTAACTGGTTCAAATTGACCGTTACCACCGTCAAGCATTTCAACACGCATTCTGAACTTATAATCAATACCGCTAGCAGCACCGCTTTGTTCAAAGAAGTCAAATTGTTTCTGTAGTTGCTCACCTACCTTGCGACTAACAACACCGCTCGCGTCATCACGGATAGTTAATTTTGCATCTGCAAAATTGTGCTTACCTAATAGCTTAACTGTGCTGTTGTAAACAGGTAATTTGATTTCTTCAAAACTAACTTCAGGACGGCTAACGTTCATTACCTGTTTAGTTAGTTCAGTTGTAGGTTGCCCTGGAACACCAAAACTGTCTAAAGTAACACGGAAGCGGTACTTTAGTTTTGGCATCAACAGACCCTGTGTAGTGGAAGCCTGACTTCCACTAATAGGTACTGTAAATCTTGATAAACTTGCGATTGGCATATAAATGCTCCTTATTCTTTGTATTTACCTATTATAGTCCGGCTGCAATGTCACCAGTATTTTTCAAGCGTAGTGGAATATAAATGTATTCAATAGCTTTTACTGGCTCAATGGCAATGTCAACATACAACTCATTTCTGTCAATTCTAGAAGGAGTGTTGTTTGTCTCATCGCAGACTACAACATAATCATATAGTGCTCTTTGTCCTACTAACTCAAGCATTAGACTTTCGGCTGCTGCTTTAATTTCGCGACGTGTCTGAGCATCGTTAGGTTCAAACAAGAATGGTCTTGCAAGAACATCTAGTTGTTTACGTAGATAGCAAACTAAACGTGCTACGTTAATTCTATCTAGTGCGCTGGCATTTCTAGCACGAGTACGCTGACCATAGGCCAATACGCCAACACCAGTTAGTGTAGCAATTGGGTTAATCTTAACATCGTCAAGTACGTCACGTAGACCTTGTGGCAATGCAGTAGTCTTGAACTCGCCTTCAGCATTGATATAACCAACACTAGTTGCATTGTCAACACCACCACGACGTGTTCCTGCTGGAGCAAACCATGGGTAGCTCTTAGCATCACTGTTAATGATTGTACGCAACATCATGTGACTTGGTGGAACAACAATCTTGTTGCCTGTGTTGTCAGTAGCATAGCCACTTGGGTAGTACATGGCCATGTATTCGTCATAGCTTGTAGCACCTGCATCACCGTTGTCTAATGCACCAGCAGTGTTTAAACCCCAAGCATTCAACGCAGTGCCAGTTGGCTCTAAGCGGAATGGTGTATCACCTACAACAAACGCAGTAATACCGCGATCAGTGTTCAATCCAATCATGTTCTGAATAACTTCAGGATAACCAGGAGTTGCTAGCAAATTAAATCCTAGCGTGTCATTATCACGGATACTTTGATTAGTATCAATTAGAGATTTCATAGCCTCAATTACTTGTGCTCGTTGACTTAGTCTACCAAACTGCGGACCACCGTCAGCGGCTACAGCATTCTGTGATACCCAGCGATCAGCTGCATATGAAGACATGCTAGCATTGTTAAGTCGAGGGTTTGTTTCAGTAACATCGATGTAACCAGAAACATATCTCTTAACGTTGAATCCGCTACGGCGTGTGTTCCATAGACGCATACCTTTTGGATACAATGCTGGATCTGGTGCATCTGGATCTAGGTTGTTACTGCCTAACAATCTTGAAATGCTAGATGGTGTAGAGCTAGAACCTTGCTCTGCCCAACGTGCATCGGCAAACAACCATCCATCTGGTGTTGATTGATCTGTTACATCTTGTTTGACCCACTCAGTACCGCTGTAAACATAAATGTTTCTACCATACTGATCGATATCACTAGTGTCAACCCAGATATCGCCCGTGACTAGTGCTGAACCATCAGATTGTCCTGTAGTTTTGTCAGGCTCTGTGGCACTAATGATTGGACCAGCTGGATCAGCGTTAGGGAATGAGTTGCTATAGCCAACCCATGTTGTACCGTTGTGATACATAACATCCACTTCATCGACAACACTGTTGTACCATAATGCTCCGTCTGCAGGAACTGTATATGGAGCAGTTGGAGTTGCTTCATAGACTAATGACTTCCAAGCAGTAGCAATATAGTTGAATTGTGTTGTGCCAAAGACAAAATCATTGGTAGGTGTTGAATATAGATTTGCAGTTGACCCTAGGGCAAAGAAGTTTCCTAATGGGGTATTAGTATCGTCGTATAACTCAAAAGCGCCACCACCAGAGTGTGTGATAGATAACACGTTTGTAGTGTTATCCCAGGTTGCGCTTAGGTAAGTTAAACCTGCCGCTGAAAGAGCTGCTGGAATTAATGATCCTAATTTTAGTCCGGTATTTAAGGTGTTAACAGTTACAGTTTGTGTGCTACTCCAAGTACCAGATAATGTTGTTTCTCTTACAACAAATTTATAATCTGTTGAAGGATTTGCAATGTTACCACTAGCTGATCCAGTGATTGTTGTAACACCTGTTACAGCTTTTCTCCAAACTTTAAAACTAGCAGATTCAGTAACACTGTGATCGTAGTTAGATTCAATGAATAACGATCCTACTGGAATATTTTTACCGCCGCCTGTAGCATCTAATGCATAGTTAGCACTAGGGATATTAGAATAAATCGGTGTAGTTACAGTAGTCCAAGACTGACTTGAACTATTGTATAATTTGATTGACCAGTTTGCACCATTTGCAGGAGTGGTTGTTGTTACCCAAACGCTGCCAGTAGCAGTACTACCGTTAAAGTTTGGATAAGAATAGTGTTGACTAATTGCAACTTGTTTACCGCTATCAAAACCATCAGCTACTGCTGTCCAAGTGTTATTTGATCTCTTGTAGTATAACTGATTTGTATTGTTGCTGGTTACAACCATGCAATAATCACCAATCTGACCAACACTGGCTGCAGGGGCACTTCCGTCAAAGTTAGCTGCCTGTGAATTATCATCTAAAACAATAGGAGTCTTAGCAGTAAATTTCTGTGTAGTTGCATTCCACTCTTTGACACCAAATACTGACGATGCAGTATCTACCCAATATGTTCCGCTAACTGGTGCGCCTACTGGTTCTGTACTAGTCGGTGTTAACGCAGCTAGGTCCATGTCTGCACGTACTATGTATGCACGTGAGCTTACACCTAATGCACTATAGGCAGCTTGTAAGCCATATTCGTTTAATTCATTACCGTGTAATGGATTGCCACTGCTGTCAGTGTAGAACAAAGGTGTTCCGAATGTATCTGTTAGATCACGTTGACTTGTGATTAACCATACTTTACCTGCATTAGCGGCTGTGGTACCCAAAGCTGTTGTTCCGCTTGGGTTTGTTTTATCTTCTTGTGTGGCTACAAATAGCATCGGCACCGTGCCGGGGGCTGACGGAGTGTAAAAACTCTCGTCAATAACGCTTACTTGTACGCCTGGTGAATTCAATGTTGCCATTTAACTGTCTCCTATATGGATTACTTGAGTTATTTACCAAGATGATGATAAAAACTCCTGGTTAAATACGTAACAAAAGGGCGCAAAAAGGGCGGGGTATGAGAAATTTATGTAGAATATGTAAACAAAGACCTGTAGCAGTTAACTACTACAAAGAAGGTCGTGCATTCTACAGGTCAAAATGCGACCACTGTGCTAATAATCGAAGTGACGGTACTCCAAAGTGGGAGTTAGCTGGTTACAAAAAGAAAACTGTCTGCGATAAGTGTAACTACACTTCTAAATACAGTGAACAGTTTAATGTGTTCTACGTTGATGGAGACCCTAGTAATTGTAGATATACAAATTTAAAAACAGTGTGTGCTAACTGCCAACGACTATTGCACAGGCTCAAGCTACCTTGGAAACAGGGCGATCTTCGACCAGATTTTTAATCTGCTCAAATAAGTCGTCTATGGATGAATTGTTCTGTATAGTGTAGTCGATGTCTTTGCCCACCCATGCAGTTTCGCTGGCATGCACGCCTAGTGCTTTAAGTTTTTCGGCGGCAAACGTATCACCATTATTTGCTTTGCCAGCCATAATATGCCAGCTAGGTAATTCACCACGTTGCACCCAGATTACTTTTCCGCCTGCATTATGAATAGCCTTAATTTCGTTAGGAAAACGTACATCACTGATAACAATGTTGTCAGTGGTTTTACGCATTTTGTTTTCTACTGAAGCAATCCAAATATCGTCGTGGAAACCTTGACGGCAAACTTCAGTGCCCCAGTATTGTAAAATCCAACGGGGAGTTAACTGCGGCATATCTAAGCGTTTTGCCCACCAAGGATCTACTTGTTCACGCCATTCACGAGCTTCTTTGGTACGGCCTTCTAGGAGTGTGCGGTCCCATCCAAACACTGCGGCTACAGCATCTTTAAGAGTATTAGCAAACGAGTCTCGACGAAATCCGTGAAAGTTAACCAAATAATCTGCGGCAGTGTCTTTGCCAGAGCCAATAAAACCCACGAATCCGATAATCATAGCATCTCCTTGCGATACTATAATTTATAGGTTTTTTACTGCGATGTCAAGATTTTTATTAACCAATTACGAATGTAAGTGGTGTGCCGCCGTCTTTGTAGTTTACTAGATCCATCTCTAGTGTTTCCATTTCGGCTTTGCCTTCGCCTTTTAATGCAGTACCGTTTAGAGCGGTGCCGCCTTGCGGACTAGCAATCTGATTGAATTTTTCACGGGCTTCACCTAGCATCATCTTGCAGGTAGCCAGCGAATAGTCCTTGAGCCACTGGTTAGCAAAAGGGTCCTGTAATAGATTAAAGTCAGGACGATAGTTGAACAACCACAGAAGCACTTCTTCTTCACTTCTAGGACGTTGCATGATAGTTAGTTTTTTAGTAGTTTTATTAAATGTAAAATTAATATCACTACCGAACATTTTGCCTACTTGCTTCTGATATGAAGCAAAAGCATAATAGGTAGCTAAGCCGCCCATGTTCGAAGAAGTTAATAGATAGGTATTTGAATACGCTAAATTAAATGGTTCAAACAAAGTTCCACCTTGTCCGCCCCCTGACCTAGAACCGATACTGCGTCTAAAGATTTGACGTACATTTGTTACTTCTTGAGGCAAAATGTAGTCGTTTTTATCAATTTCTATCATTAAAAAGCCGAAACTTTCTTCTACCGCATTACTGCTACGTTGACGGAACTTATTTAAAGCACGGTCAATGGCAGTGTTATAGTGGGCAGGATCTAGCTCTACGTCAACCATGCCATCACCTAGCATCAGTTTGCAATAGTCTATTACTTTTTGGCGTTCGTTTTCGTTCTCAGTCATATCAATATTTAGCTATAAATAGTAGACTATGCCAAGACTTTCTCTTTACCGTCCCGAAAAGGGCAATGATTTTAAATTTCTAGATCGTACAATCAACGAGCAATTTCAGGTTGGCGGCACTGATGTATACCTACACAAATATCTAGGAGCAGTAAATCCAGCAGAGGGCGAAAGTAGTCCTACAAAACCAGCAAACGTTGCTGAAGCAGGCGAGCTAGGCATTCAAGATGTACTATTCATGGAAAACAGGGATCGGCATTATGATCCTGATGTTTATGTTATCCGTGGAATTTATACACTACAAGACATTGATTTTAACCTAAGCCAGTTTGGGTTATTTTTACAAAACGATAATATTATGATCACATTCCACTTACGTGGAAGTTATGATTCTATAGGTAGAAAAATCATGGCAGGTGATGTCATTGAACTGCCGCATCAGAAAGATGAGTATGCACTAGATGACAGTCTAGTAGCACTAAAAAGATTTTATGTAGTCAGCGAAGTAACTCGTCCTGCTAGCGGTTACAGTCAGACTTGGTACCCGCACTTAATTCGTGCTAAATGTCAACCGCTTGTTGATACTCAAGAATTTAAAGAAATACTTGACGGAGATTCTGGAGCAGGCGATGGTAGCACTCTACGAGATCTGTTGTCCACATACCAAAAGAATATTGATATTAATGATCAGATTATAGCACAGGCACAAGAAGACACTGGTGCTAGCGGTTACGTAACAAACCAATTTTATGTAATCCCTAAAGATGAAAACGGACTAGTTGATGTTGAAGATGTTGCCAGTGGTGAAGTCGATGTTAGCTCAACTGCTTTAGATGCCAGTGCAGTCCTTTCAACTCCTGATAAGAATTATTACCTAGGATACCTAACAGGTGACGGCGTTCCGCCAAACGGTGCTCCGTATGGTTTTGGTATAGCATTCCCAGGTGGCGCTATACCCGGACAGTTTTATCTTAGAACTGATTATTTGCCAAACAGATTGTTTAGATATGATGGTAAGAATTGGATCAAGTTTGAAGATAATGTAAGAATGACTAATAGTATGTTGGGCGAAACGCAGACTGCAGACTCTACTAAAGTAAGAAAAACACAGAAGTCAGGCTTTGTTAATAACACATCAACTGCAACTATAGGCGGTGAAGTTGTTCAAGAAAGACAGGCATTGAGCAAAGCATTAAAAGCAAGGGCAGATAATTAATGGACTATTTTTACGACGGGCAAGTAAGAAGATACTTGTCACAGTTTATACAGATTATGAGCAACTTTGCTTATAAAGATGCCAAAGGGCAGTTAGTTCGTGTACCTGTACGGTATGGAGACATGACTAGACAAGTTAGTCAGATTCTTAAAAAGAACAGCGAGAACACAATTCCCAGTGCTCCTTTTATTTCTTGCTACATTAAAGACATGCAATATGATCTTAGTAGATTACAAGATCCTACATTTGTCAGTAAAGTCCATATTAGAGAACGTGCGTTCGATGAAGACAACAACGAATACTTAAACGTTCAGGGTAATAATTATACTATTGAGCGTATAATGCCTAGTCCTTATAAGATAACATTTTCTGCAGACATATGGTCAACTAACACTGAACAAAAACTACAAATATGGGAACAGTTAGTTGTATTTTTTAATCCTAGTTTTGAAATTCAAACAACAGACAACTATCTTGATTGGACAAGTTTATCAACTATAACATTGGAAAATCAAACGTGGAGTAGCAGAACAGTCCCACAAGGCGTCAACGAAGATATTGACATAATGACTATAACGTTCTCTGCACCTATATGGATCACTCCACCTGCTAAAGTTAAAAAATTAGGTATCATTACTAAAATTATTTCTAACATGTTTGCTGAAACTGTCCAAGGTACTATACATACTGAATACAGTGATGTAAATGCCGCAGAGATGTTTGAGAACGCAAGTCCGGATGCTACTATAACAGTTACTCCTGGAGACTTTGATTTATTAGTGCTTAATAACACAGCAAGATTGATTTCTAGAAATGGTCAAGGTGATGACATAGACGTTGCTAATCCAAACAATATTTCTTCATGGCCTAGATTATTAGACATGTATCCTGGCAAGTTTAGAGCCGGGCTAAGTCAATTGAGATTTACACAACCTGCTGGCAACGATGTTATTGCTTATCTCAGCTTAGATCCCAGCGATGATTTTGCCATGAGATTAAGTATCGACAACGATACGATACCAAGCAATACTACCATTTCAGGTAGGGGTACAGTTGATGCCGTTATAAATCCAGAAACATTTAATCCCACAGGAGTTGCTAACGGTACAAGGTATCTAATCTTAGAAGATATTAATATTAACAGTCATTACGGGCAACCAGGTTACGATGGTCCAGACGCTTGGAAGAACACAGACCTCAGTGATTTTCAAGCACATGCTAATGACATCATAGAATGGAATAGCGGTGCATGGAGCATTGTATTCGATTCTGCAGCCGCTACGGAAGTAACTTACATAACTAACTCATATACAGGAACACAGTACAAGTGGAATGAAGGTTCTTGGAGTAAGAGTTATGAAGGTATCTACGAAGCAAAACTATGGCGACTAATTCTTTAAATCAAGTTATATGCAGTGGCGGGATCTTTCTTGCCAAAGATACTCGTCGATTTTTATTTCTACTACGCACACAAGGTAAGACAGCTGGTACTTGGGGTCTTGTTGGCGGCAAGAAAGAACCCACTGATAACACTGCCTACGATGCGTTAACAAGAGAAATAGAAGAAGAAGTAGGAAAAGCTCCTACTATTAAAAAGATTATTCCCTTAGAACTGTTTGTTAGCAATGATCAACACTTTCAGTATAACACCTACGTGTTGTTAGTTGATCGAGAATTTACCCCAACACTCAATGAAGAACATTCAGGGTATGCTTGGTGCGATTACGAAAACTACCCTAAGCCCTTGCACCAGGGCGTTAAGAACTCTTTTACAAATAAAATTATTAGAGCTAAACTAGAATTGCTGTTAGATTTAATCTAACAAATCTACGTTAAATGCGTATGTGCCAAGATGATGCAATTCTTGACTTAATGTTGTATCAACTTTAACCGTATATCCAGCGTTGGCTATTTTTTGACATAGGTACATGTCTTCACCGAGAAAATCATTTGACTCAGGACTCCACTGGAAATCAAACCAGGGTTTGCTAAGTTCTTTAAAAATGCTGACTTTGGTTAATATACATCCCATACCTATACCTGCAACTGGAACTAGTTCGTCTTGCACATCAAATGATAGGGGATTTTCCCAGTCGCCGATAGTTTCGTAGGCAACACCTTTGTAAGGTTTTTGACGTCGAACATAGTTAGCCGCCACTACAGGTTCATTATGACTCATAAGTCTAACTGCTGTGGTTGCAGGGAATACCATGTCGCTGTCTAACCATAGTGCATATTCTGCATCCAATTCGACTGCGGCAGTGGCTAAACGTTCTCGTTGTGTGAGCAAAATAGTACTGGCATCCATAAACACATGAGTGTCTATGTTATTCATTGTATTAAATTTAACCAGTTCAGCTAGTGCAAGGGCGTGAGCAGAATGCAGTGTATCTCTACACGGAATTAATACTGCTAACTTACCTTTTTTATTTGACCAACTGCTTGATGAAAATACGCTTTTATTCTTCATGTGCCTGCAACATCCATACTAAGTGTTTCACCCTTGATAACCAAACTTTGGATAGCATTGATTAAATCTTGAGTGCGTTTAGCACATAGTATAAAGTCAGTAGGACTCAATTTGCAAGCGGTATTCATTGATTCAAAGCTGATTTTTCCTCCAGTTAAGATTTCAATGGCGCTAGTTCTTGCTAGGTTTTCGATAAATGAAGTTTTGTGGTCTTCTTCAGTTCTGCCTAAAAGTTCTAAACATTCTTCTTCGTCTAGGTCTTCTAATAATTGAACAAGGTATTCAAGTTCTTGTTTTTCCTCAGCAGTTGCTTTAGTTTTTAAACTTTGAAGGTCTTGAATTCTTGTTAAAAATTTAGTTAACGTTTGGAGATTGGATGTTCTATCGTAGTAAGTGATAGAATCTAATTCCCATTTACTTGGTCCGACGATAATTTTAGGCAGTATGTTTTTTATTTGTGTTAATTTCATGGTACGTAAGGATTTGGAGTAACTTTGCCACCAAGAGTTGAGGAGAACGGAATTGATGCTCCAGCTACTTTACCGCCATAGTTAACACCAAGCACTGCACTTAACTTAACGTTCTGTGTACCTGTAGGGGCATTACCTCCCGTTCCTGGGGTTACGTTATTAAATGCTTGTTGGACCTTGCCCATGGCAATTGCTGATCCTGTTGCTGGTAAAATTCCTGGCATAAAGTTCTCTTGCGGCCTCCTTATTTAACGGCCATGTTTTGCAGCGCCTGTGAGATCTGATTAATTTGGCGTTGCTGATCCTTGACAGCTTCGATTAACAAAGCTACAAGCTTCTCGTATTTAACCACTTTTGTACCGTCGTCTCTTGTGGCTACAATTTCCGGAAGCACTGCTTCTACTTCTTGTGCTATAACACCTATGTCATGTTTCCTTACAAAATACCCATCTTCGCCGCCGCGCTGTTGGATATGTTCATCTTTCCAATCGTAGCTTACTCCACGAATCTGTTCTAACTTACCCAGAGGATCTACAATTAATTTAATATTTTCTTTTAAGTTAATATCTGAACTATAGTAGGCTGTGATTTCATTAGATGCTCGAATTTCTCCTGCAACACCATCCGATGCTGTTCCTACACTAAGACCCCCTGCGTTACTTAACCGCATTTTTTCAGACATTGTTAGCGCAGAACCAATTGCTATGTTTTGACTCGATCCTGTATACCATTTTACAGAATCACTCATATTCATTGCTGCTCTACCGATTGCTCCTGCATTATATGATGAGAAAAATGCTCCAGCTCCTGCATTTGATGGATAACACGCATACCCAATAGAAGGCCCGCCACTGCTATATTCTGTACCAAAGTTTGTTAACGCACCATTAGATCCGTAATAACCTTGCAACATAATAGTGCCGTTAGTACTTGCAGACGATCCTGAAACAATACTTCCATTGACTGTTAATTTATGAGTAAATCCAGTGTTTAACTGAGCAGTTGTTGCAACAAATACATTACCGCTTGAATCGATATCAACTGCTCGAGTAGTACCTGCGCTGCCTGCGTACCATGCATGATTTAGTCCATAACTAGTAATTGGGGTGTAGGCTGCACCACTGCGATTATAAGAAATAATAGCAGGTCCTGAACTTAATCCACCAGTTGGTGCGATTTCTAAACCAGCTGCACCACTATTACTAACGACAAATTTATTTGCAGGACTAGTGTTACCGATGCCTACATTACCGTTACGATAGATAGTCATTACTGCATCGGACAAGGTTACAGGGTTAGTATTATTGTCATTACGCATTAAGAATTGGAAATCTCCGATATTCCAACCAGTGCCATTACTTGTATAAACTAGAGCGCCCTTTGTGTATGTTGTATCACCGTCTGTTAGAAACCCTATTCCTGTAGAAGATCCTGATTGATAAAACCCTGGGTTGATTGTAAGAGGAAGTGTTAGCGCACCTTGTACTCCATATTTTATTTCCAGCCTCGAACCGGGAGATGTTGTGCCGATACCAACTCTACCACTCTGTGGATTAATTACAAAGCTACTTGTAGTATAGAATAATTCTCCGGTTGCTGTTGCATTATTAGCATCAACAAATGTCGGATAATAACTTGCATTAGCTGTTTGTAATATAGTATTAGTACTAGTACTTGACCCGCTAGATCCACCGCTAGACACTGCCCAATAAGGTGCTGATCCGTTACTAGTTAATACATAACCGTTAGTACCGATAGCTAAAAATGTAGTAGCACTCGATGCTGTTTGATAGGGGATTGAGCCCGCGGCTCCGGCTAACAAGGATGTCGCGGTTGAAAACGATAGTTGACTAGCTATGCTCATTTAATGTTCCAATTATAAGCTATTTATTAAGAGTTAAACTCTTATTAGCCTACAGGAAATGAGCTAAATTACTTCTTTTTCCAGAAGCTAAATGGACAAGTTTTCTGCGGTTTGTCTAGGTTAAAGTGCTCTTCGTAGAGTCTTTTAATTCTAGGTCTGTTTAGCATATAGCTCATACCATTGACAAATCTACGTTTTAGAGACCATTCTTCATCGTGCGGTGTTTTATCCCGTACAACCAGTTCAAAATTTTCTTCTGATAAGGGTATAAGCTGTGCCAGCGGAGTACCTGCACGAATAACGTGCGTACCTGCAGGGACATGCCAGTCTAATTGTATGTTAATTTCAGTACTAATTCCAGGATCTAATATACCGTTCATGGCTTGAAATTCAAAACTATCAGGGTAAGGGGCATGTGTTATTAAAAACTTAACACCCTTAGGAGCAACTACATGCCAAGGTGTGTTTAATTTTAGTACACTAGGATGTGCCCAAGGTGGTCTAGGCAAATGTTTAGCAGTAGTTCTGTGGCTGTGTGCCTGTGCCAGTTGATTAGCACCCATTAAAATTTGCAGTTCTGCACTAGGCAATTCCCAGCCGTAGTTTTCACCGTCAGTTTTTAGAGTAATATCGTGCCAGGCAGTAACAATGTAGCCCGTGGTAAACAGATCAAATACTCCCGGACAACGATATAGATGTGACTTTTCTTTGGAATTTTGTTTGTAATCTGCTCTTAGAGTATTAACCCATTTAGGCAGTGCTTCACTGGTTTTTAAAATAGGTACTGTACTTGTTAACCCGTGTATATCGCTATAGAATTCTATTTTTTTCATATTACTAATCAAAGTTTCCTGGAGCGGTAAATCTAATGTTTATCGCAATGTTTATTCTATGGCGGTCGGATGTGTTTACTTCAGTTTCGTGAGGTAGCCAAGCTGGCCACAAATACAAGTCTCCGTCGTTGGGACTAAACGCTATAGGACTTACAAAAGGAGCATAAGGATTACAACCTTCTAATACATTGTTAGGATTAGAAAATACAATATCGCCTGTACCAGTACCTTGCAGATAGTAGACTGCTACATAATGGTATAGTTTGTGATCATGTAAAGAATTCCTGCTGCCGGGTTTGTTAATATTAGTCCAGTACTTGATTTCAGGAGCAATAAAATGAGTGGTCTTTTCTTTGTAGATAGGATCCATTGATTGATAATGTATTCCTGCTTCATTGACTAGCAGTTTTAGTTCATTCATGAACCAGTCTAAATTCTTGTACTTAAAATAACTGCGCCAGCTGCCTCTATTACTAAAGCTCATTTCAGCATCGTTGGCCATAAATGCACCCCATGCCTCGTCTAGTAATTGCTGTCGTTGTTCAGATGTACCAACATTTGTTTTAGCAAATACATCTGCTGCTACTATGGGAAATTTTTTAATCATTTTTTTGTACTACAACTATGTACAATCCGTTCCACCATTGACCTTTGTTTTCTGGAGAATTTAACATCATCTTTTTATAGATAGGAGTTAACTTTGCCAACGATATTCCCATATCTGCGCCCTGTACTACACCTTTCCAATTTGCATCATCAAAGATTAGTATTGCTGTTTTTGCTAGACATTCTGAATAGTACTTTACTGCTCGGACTGTGGCATTAACATCATGGGGACCATCATAGAAGAACAAGTCTACATCTTTAATCTTGCTGAGATCTGTGGCCATCATATCATTATCGTGAATGTGTGCGTTGTATCCTTTGATATTATTTAAGAATTCATCTTTAGTATTATCGGGCAAAGTGAATTCATGACTCATAGGCTGTACATTTTCGCCCCAGTTGTCTACGCAATGAGTTTCAACTCCGGCTGTTAGGGCTGCAATTGCCGTTGCACCTAAAGCACTGCCTACTTCTAGATATTTAGAACTACGCTTTGCTAGGGCATATATTAATTTTTGAACTCTAGGAGATGTTAATCCTTGCACGTCTGAACTAAAATCACTGTTAACAGAATTTACCAGTTCTTCTGTTACTGCTAATACTTTAGGATCTGCGGTTATTTTAGATTTGACAGCATATAAGTTATCGCAAAAATTACAGTCCCAGCAATCAAACTTACAATTTTTAATTTTCTTACGCCAAGCGTCAATCGGGCGATCTTTTAAATTTGTATCTGTTAGGTATTCATTGAATGTATCAAACAATATTTCTTCATTCTTTTTATAACGTCTAACAATATCCATAGTTTCATAGAGTCTAGACACTGACTCGCGACCGTGCATTTTAATAACATCAACAAATTCTAATAATTCAACCCAATCTTCTCTCCAAGGTGTAAAGTTTGCAGTCTTTAATGGAGTGCTAGGATCTTCGTAGTCCCATTTAGTACAACTCACTCTACTGATTGTATCATTAAAGTACTGTGCTCCATCTGGACCTCTAGTGTTGTTGAATTGAAAGTGTTCGTCCATTACAGCACAACCACCTAGACAGCCTTCATTGGCTAATAGACTTAATTTAATACCGTACTTGTCTTTGACCTTTTTCATCTTAATGAGAGCATCTCTGTCTCTCATTAAGTCTCGATCAAGGTTTACATAATGGAAGCCTGCTTCTGCTAGTTTGGCTGCATCATTGGCTTGTACAACATTCCTTAGAATTGTATTCTTAATGAACAGGTCGGGGAATGCCCGCTGTATTTGTCCTGTAGCAATCCAATGCGTGTGGGGAATAGTTGCAGAACGCACCCCTGCATCGTAGAGCATTTTAAAATTATGTATAAACAAGTCAAGATTTTCTTGACTAGGTCTAACCATGATATTATTAAAAGTTGCTGATACAGGGATGCCTAGCGTATTTTGAATATACAAGGCCGCTTCGATAGGTGCAGTATCATTGATGTCGAAAACATCGCCCATGGCATCCTGCACAAACGGAGGCATTCTCGAAGTAAAATAAAGATCATGTATAACATCTTTATGTTCACTTAGGAAGTCGTAAAATTCTTTAAATTGTTTTTCGTCTAATTTGAAGTTAATTGGTATGGAGAACATTTACAAATTATACACTGAACTTCCTTGATATCCAAGAGCTTCTTGCTGTTTTACAGGCATATTATAACCAAATCTCTGATGTATTAATATGTTTAAATCACTTATATTTTGGCAAGCCTTAATTTCAGCCTCAACAGTCTGTTTGGATGCTAACATGTTGGCTACTTGTGCATTGTAGTTGTTAGATGCGGCAATTACCTTTACAGCCATTTCAGATACTGTAATTCCTCTGGCGGTTGCAAGAGCGTCTAAAGTCGGAGTCGGTTTGGTATTATCAAGTTGAAATGCCTGGGCTTCAGACAATTGGGCCGCCCACGTTTTTGTTTCTAATGTAGATACTTCGAGATTTAGTTGTTCGAGTCTGCGATCATAAACTTCGTCAAGAATTTTTCTTAGAGCAATTTTCATAAACTTAGCAGCATTTGTTTTGTCATCATCAGTTAAGTAATACTTAACTTTTATAGCATCGGGCTCTGCGCTAGAAATAATATTTAACTGGTCATCGGCTAATGTATTTGCTCTAACTGTTACATACCCTGCATAGTTTCCTACAAATTTCCATGCTAATGCTACTGCTTCATCTTCTATTATTGTTGCATCCAAATGAGAAATTGGAACAATATCCTTAACTGAATCATCGAGAAATCCCACTACATAGTCAAGATAGTCGCCAACACGTTTAATTATTCCCTGTCGTTGTTCTCCTGGATTTTTAAATAGTAGGTACATTTTATTCTCCCTGTTGTGAAACAGATATTTGCTGTCCATTGAATACTAACTGTGCTGTTAGTGCGGACGGTGGCAGTCTATTTGACATTAATGCTTCGTTAGTAGCATTCAATAATGCTGTTGTTCTATTTTCATTTCTAATGAAGAACTCGCAGGCCATCTTCATTACATCCATTTGTTGATCAGGTTCTAACATAGTTACGGCTTCCATATTACCCACTCCAGCACGACCATAGGCAATCATGTCCATAGCTGTTTGTTTTGCCAATCGTAGTGTCCAGTGTTCTCTTTCTAACTGTTCGCATGTTATTGGATCATCTAATACGTCCATTAACCGACGACCATCAGGCAGAGTGGCTTCGGGGCTGTTATTAAAATCTTCAATCACTTTTATATACAAGTCTCTTTCTGCATACGTATCACGCAGACGATACGAAGATTTTTCAAACATAGTTGTTAATTTAAATACTTCTAACTCGTGTAATTTTCTTTTAGCAGGACTATCTGCTAATTCTGCAAATTCTTTTTCTAGTTCTATCTGTAATTGTAACTTACTGTGCTCGTATTCCATGTTTTCAACTGCAGATTGTCGTCCGCTTAATTCAGTTAAGTACTGCTTGAGTTTAGCATACGGTGTAATCTGAGCATTGCCCACAAAGTTTTTAATTTTAAATTCGGGCATAGTCCAAGATCTGCTAATAGACAAATTTATTAAATTATCGTGTTCTGTGGTTAATTCTTTTGGCATTTACTTCCTCTTTTGTATGTATATAATTATCATTTCCAGACACAGTGGCCAGAACTTCCGCCTGGTACTCCGGTTCTGATAGAACCGGCTCCTAGTTCAAATCCAGAATCTGTAGCATAGGTAAATTTCCAACCGCGGTTATTTTGTCCAGCGGAGTTATACATTCCCATCATATATTGCCAAGCCTGTCCCATATCAAAGTTTTCTTCGCCGGAATCACCTATGGGTTTGGCTACAGTAGTGTATGTTTCGGTTGAGATCACATATCTTCGAAGATTGTAACCTCCGTTGTAAGTTCCTTCGTTGCCAAAATAGCCACGGCCTAATTTAGAGTTAATACCTTTCTGCTGTCCACTAGTTTGATTGGCGCCTCCACCAGGAGTAGATATAGTGTAACTTGTGGCATTTGCAAAATTAATCTTCCTGGCAGATGTTGACAAGAAATATCCTACAGTTTCATCATTTATTGATGTTATAGCACCTTGTTCATCGCCGCCAACTCCCGGACTAGTTGCTCCAACACTCATTGTTTCTGTGGTTAAATTAAATAAATCTAATGATCCGCTGCCGCCGCCTGTGATATACGCATACAAATGTTCTTTAAAACAAGTACCGCAATCGTTGCGACCCGTGCTCATATTCCAAGCGCTGTTAATGCCAGCATTTGTTTCAGTAGCAAGGTTGATTGCCACAGTTTGTGCGCTAGTTCCTGGCCAACTATCATCAGCACTCCATAGGAAACCTCTAGTTAAGCTGTTTACTCCACTGGTATAAACTCCAGCATATGATAATAAGTCCCCTAAGTTAGTCGTAATGTCTGTAGAATGGACCATGCGGTTTACGTTTTTCCACGGGCTGAGATCTTTATAACCTCCCATGACATAGCTAGACGTTATAATTTGTCTATACAAGAATGCGCCTCCGCTAACGTTTTGCGTAACGTCTTTCCATAACCCCTGGTCATAGATTTCCATGAAGTTTGTTTGTGTGTTGTAAATTATCTGACCGGTTACTGGACTCGCTGGGCGCCCTGATGATACAAACGTAGGAACATTAATTCCCGTAGTATCCATAATTGTTGTATTATTGATCTTAAATGCCATGTTATCTCCAAATTACTTCCATACGCAGTGGCCGGAGCTCCCGCCGGGTACTCCTGTTCTCAGTGAGCCCGTGCTTAATTCAAATCCGTTATCTGTGGCATAGGTAAATTTCCATCCACGATTATTTTGTGCTCCATCATACATGCCCATCATATATTGATGAGCTTGTCCCATATCGAAATTTTCTTCTCCACTATTACCTATAGGTTTAGCCACCGTGGTATAAGTTTCAGTACTGAATACAAATCTTCGTAGATTATAGCCGCCATTATATGTACCTTCATTGCCGCCATAACCTTTACCTACTTTACTATTGATGCCTTTTTGTTGGCCATGAGCTCCCGGAGATACATTTAGATTAGATCCCGATCCGTAGTATGTTTGTCTAATATATTCAGGTCCAAACAATGTTCCACCACTGCCCAAGCCTGTGTTTCTATCCAGCGCTCGTTGTGTTTGATCATAATAATAAGTGTGAGTGTTAAAAATAAATTTAGTAACAGCGCCGCTGTCTCCCCAGAAGTAGCAACATTTTTCATCGCTGATTGCACTTGCGCCAGTTCCTGCGCCTACATAACTAGCTTGACTGAGATTTGACAACATAGTTTCGTTGGTCAAATTGAATACGTCAACAGCAGTAGTTCCACCACCTGTGATATAGGCATACAGATGTTCTTGAAAACCTGTGCCCATATCATCACGACTGTTCCTTATATCCCAAACACTGTTAGTTCCTGCTGAAGTTTCAGTGGCAAGATTTATAGCGCAGGTTACTGTACCGGCACCAAACGTATTTGTACCCCAAATAAATCCTTTGGTTAAACTACATGCACCGCTGGTGTAAACTGCAACATGGGTTAATAGATCGCCCAAATTGGTGCAGATATCTGTAGCGTGTACCATTCTATTAACATTACGCCAGGGACTGCTATCTTTGTAGCCTCCCATAACGTAACTAGTTGTGATAATTTGTCTATATAAGAAACCAGAAGAAGTTGCATTGTTATTAACAGGACGCCATGCACCGTTAGCATATACTTCCAATAGTTGATTAGAAGTATTGTAGATTATCTGTCCCTCAATTGGACTGCTGGGTCTAGTAGCTGTTGTAAATGAAGGGGCAGTAACACCGGTTGATCCTGCATTAGCGCCACCTATAATAAATGCCATGTTATTCTACTCCCAACTTGCTTTTCAGTTCTGCTAGTTCTTTCTGTAGTAGTTCAATCATAGTTTGTTGTTCTTTAGTTGCTTCAATTAATAACGGTACCAGTCTTTCGTACTGTACAGTCATGTACTCTTCCGATAGTGGACTTGTATTTACAACTTCGGGTACAACCTCTTTAACACTTTGAGCACTTACGCCAATCTTGCGACCTTTGCTTGCTCCCAGTTCTAATGCTGTTTCGTTGGCTTCGTAGTAGAATGTTTCAATTGCCTGTACTTTATCTACAGCACGTTCTATCTTACCTACAACAGTTTTTAATCGTAGATCAGAATAGCTAGAATAAACGTCACCTGCACAATAGAATGCACCACGCTGCCATACTCTACCGTCGTACAATTGGAGAGTCCAGTCTGTTCTACCATTACCTACAAATACTAGTTCGTTGGGATTAGTACTGTTACTCCAGATATTACCAGGGCCGCCTGTACCGTTGGTACCGTAGGCAGCACTTTGATTTCCTGCCCAGAATATACCCCAGCCGTTAGAGCTACCACTAGATCCTGCAAACATTGTTGCCCAACCACTGTAGTCTTGGCTGAATAATGTTGCTACGTTATTATCGCCAGAGCCGCTACCATTCGGTATACCAACAGTTAAAGTATTTGTAAATCTACCTGTACCACTGACATCTAATTTGTAAGTCGGCGATGTTTGTCCAATACCGACGTTACCCGCAGAACTGATACGCATTCTTTCTCGCGTGTAAGTTAAATCTACGGCGGCGTCTTCGTGTGTGTAGAACGATAAATGTGTACCCCAGGTCGATGCACTTGCAGTTCTTTGTCCACTAATGCCGCTCCAGTGACTTCCAGGTCCAGTGCTAAACCAAAGACCAACTGACTCGTCTCCGTTAAGCGCATTGTTAACCATGATACCCTTCATGGAAGTACCGTTAATAGCATTGCCACCGGAGATAGTTGCGCCTGTTTCTTGAACGTGCAATCTAGTAGTTGGTGAAGTAAGGCCAACACCAAAGTTAGCTAAGGTGTATCCGGCAGTACCTGTGTAACCAGATAGTTTTGTTAACAATAGCGTCTGCACCAGTTCTTAGTTCTAGATACCCGTCAGAACCTGATTGATATGCATAAATTAATTTTGCAGTACTAGCACTATGTCGACCTACTAGGAAATCTCCATCAGACGCTAGTTTAATATCTAATTTGGCTGCTGGGGATGTAGTTCCAATACCGACATATCCATTTCCTGTGATGTTTAATACATCGTCAACACTGTGCAGACCAAATGACAATCTATTGTTAACAGAGTTCGAGCCAGCATAGACATAATACATCTGTCCCATTTGTCTAGAACTGTCAGCGATACCTACTGAATACATAATAGAATCACCAACACCTAAACTGGTATTGAATAGTTGAACACCACGTTGGAATGAGCCAGTTCCGGTTGCTCTTAGAGCCAGTAACGGAACACTAGATGTATTGGTACCGGATACGTATAATTGTGATCCACTCCATGTTAGACTACTACTACCTGTAACAGTATTACTTGCTGAACCATACCCAATATAGGTATTAGTTAACGAAACACTTGCACCTACAGTACTCGGATCAACCCAACTTGGGGCAGCATTACCATTGCTCTTTAATATATATCCGCTAGTGCCAACAGATGTGCCACCGTTACCAAAAGAAACTGCGCCAGATGCCCTTAGGGTCATAACAGTACGCCAGTTCCAAGAGCCTCCGCCGCCAGGATTATATAATGATCTTGTTTGGAATGTTAAGGCACCGTTAGCATCACCGTTACTACTGTTGTCGCCGCCGCCTATAATTCTAGCCTGTGCCCACATGTTAGAGCCATCTGTATTAGCAGGAGCTGTGAATGTAAGGCTTGCACCTGTACCTAGTGCTCTTGCAACACCATTGCCTGTAATGTTCATTGCATCTGCTGGACTCGACGTGTCAGTTCCGTAGAATTCAGTACGGATAGTACCGCTAACGTCTAATTTTGCAGTCGGCGATGCATTTCCAATACCAACATTACCGTCTTTGTCAATACGCATACGTTCTGCAATAGTATTGGTACCGGAACGATTACTAAATCTAATTTGATTGCGGTTAGCATCAACATTTCCACCGTAGGCAACAATGTCAATATTGCCCTCATATGTATCACCAATTACACCACCGCCAACAGTTATATATGCACCTGCGGCTGCATCAGTGTTTATCGTATCAGTAGCATTACCTTGGATTCGTATGCCATTGCTACCGTTAACAGCAGTTCTTCTGATGATACCAGCAGTGGCACCCGGGGAAAGGCCAATATTTCCAGAAACTTCGAGTTTTGTACTAGGTACGTTTATACCAACTCCAAGGTTGCTTGCAACATAAACGTTACCGCCTGTGAAGTTAATTAGTCCGCCGCTTCCGCCAATTTGATTTGCGCGGAATGTCATACCAGCATAACTGTTTATGTATGGAGTATTGGCATTATCGTAGATACTAAAAGAGTTTACTGCGGCAGTTGCATTAATAAAGTATCTATCAGTGACTGTAGAAGGAACAGTAATATTAAGAGCTGTGCCGCCAACACCATTAATACCTACTACACCTGTTGCGGGATTAATTGTAAAGGTACTTGTTGTGTAATATGCTTCGTAGGCAATGCTACTATTATTACTGTCAACAAACGCAGGATAGTATGTGCCGCTGGCAGTTTGTCGTACTGTGGCCAAATAAGTAGAAGTTGTAGCAGATGCACTCAACGTTGCTGGATCAACCCAGGTTGGAGCAGCATCACCGTTACTCTTTAATACATAACCGCTAGTACCATAATTACTAACTCCGTTAAATGCAATCGCACCAGTGGAACGCATTCTTACTTTAGGAGTTGTTATATCACCGTTGGTGTAAAAGTCTATATAATCATTTCCGTATGTACCGGCAACGATAGCTGAACGAGTAGTACTTTGTCCAAATCCAATACCAACCTGGTTTGCTGGTGAGGTTCCGTCTGTTGCAGAATTAAACAAATGTAATAATATTGAACTTGCTGTGGTCGCAGATGCCGCTGTGCTTCCTGAAACAACAAGTTTGTAGCCGGGGCTGGTTGTACCAACACCAACGTTACCGTTACCTAATACGTTAAGTAGGTTATCGGCACCAAACAAACCTATGGTTGCAAAGTTTAATGCATTGCCGGCACCTACATACTTAAATCCAAAGTATGCAGAATTGTTGCCGCTTTCTGCCTGTCCGACTATATTAAGTAAATTCTTACCACCAGACAGACTAGAATTTAGAATTGAACTAGCCCAGTTAAATGTACTAGGTGCTGTGCCCTGTGTTATTCTGAATGCAGGGATACCATCTCCGCCTGCAGGAGCCGCTATAGTTACCAGTCCTGTTGCAGGATTAATAGAGAAACTTGATGTAGTGTAGACTAATTCATATTGAGATGTTGCATTGTTACTGTCAACAAATGTTGGATAATAAGTTGCGCTGGCTGTTTGTGCTATTACACTAACCTGTCCTGCTGTTATTGCGTTGCTACCGGAATTTACAACATAAGTCACTGGAGCAACAAAACGCATGACATCACCGGCCTTACGTGGTTCAACAACTACTACAGTTGTTCCATTGGTAGCTGTATAATCACCAGTGTTCAACAATATACCGTTAGCAAACACTTGTACATAACCAACAATATAACCAGCACTTAAAGTAAATGATGTTTGACCTGCCGTAGCAATAATCTCTTGTGTAGTTGATGCCAGTGGTGAAACAGGATTGCCGCCTGAGTAAATTGTGCCGCCAACATATAAATCTCGGCCAATGCCAGCACCACCCCATACTTGTAGTGCGCCTGTGTTAGTTGACGTAGCATTAGTAGAGTTTTGAATTACAAATGTACTGGTTGTTCCTGTACCACTGGCAGATGTTGTTGAACCTGCCGTAGCCGTCGTTAGTTCTTTAGTAACCGGATTATAGTTAACTGTCCAGGTTGTTGCACTAGTTGACGAGTCAGCTCTTAATGCGCCAACAAACAATGTTCCAGCAATGCCAACGCCACCGTTAACTATTAACGCACCAGTTGAAGTAGATACACTAGCAGTAGTAGCAGTGATTGTTACTGGTACGTTAAATGTACCAGCATTGTCATCTAACGTTAAACTTGTAATCCAAGAAACGCCTGCCCCTGAGGCAGCGGTTCTAAATTCGTGTCTGCTATTGCCTAAATGTTGTATGTAGGCAAATTTCTTTTTAGTAGCATCGTCTTCACTCCATGCACCATTCCATAGTGCATTACTTGTGAAGTTTAATCCGTTGCCGTCACTGCCTTGACGAGCTGCGGCAGTAACTCCGGTTGTTACTAATTTAAATTTTTCCCATGTAGGAGTAGTAACAGTATTATTACCACTGCTGATACTGACTGCTCCACCGATGGCTACTGCTCCTGTGGCAGCGTTGATAGTAAAAGTTGAAGTAGTATAAACTAACTCATAGGCATTAGTAGCATTGTTACTATCAACAAATGTTGGATAATAAGTTGCGCTGGCAGTTTGTGCAATAGTTCTTACATTGTCAGCATAGGTAGCACTGCCTGCTCCAATACCACTGGCTGCTACCCAACTTGGAGCTGCGCCTGTACCGTTGGTTTGTAATACATAACCGCTTGTTCCTGCGGGTAAGAAAGCTGTAGTATCAGCCGCACTTTGATATACCAAAGCCTGTGCCGATCCACCAGCAATATTAGCATCTATGGCACCTTTAGTTCCGCTGACAACTTCGTTGGCAATTGTAGCAGTCTGAATGTAGGTAAAATAACCGGTGCTATCATCATATCCAAAGAATCCGGTACTTGTTGTACCGCCGTTGTTCATCCACTTGAATGCAATACCACGATCTTTGTTGTCGTCTACTGTAGGAGCAGCATTATTTGCACCGCCACCTAGAGTTAAAATAGGATCAGCAACGTTAGTAACAGTACTGTCTACAATGGTTGTGGTGCCCTGTACTGTTAGATTACCACTAACTGTTAAATTATTTCTTACGTTGGTAGAACCAGATGTTGCACCAACATTGAGTGCAGTGGCAGCTCCGGCAAAATTAACCGTAGTAGCAGTGGCATTGATTAAATTAAATGTAGTGTCATTGGTGGCAATATCACCACGAATGAATAAATCACCACCTAGACCAAATCCACCTACTACCTGTAATGCACCTGTAGTAGTTGAAGTAGCTGCCGTTGTTCCTGTTAGGGTTAATGTGTTGTTATAAGTTGGAGCACCTGTGCCGTTACTAACTAGTACATTGCCGGCTGTGCCTGGTCCATAAAAACTTGTTACGCCCGGAGCAGTTTGATAAGGAACTTGACCTGCTGTACCTCCTGCTAAATTTGTAGCAGTAGTTGCGTTACCAGCAGACAAACCACTGATAGCTGTCCATGTAGGAGCTGCATCGCCGTTGCTTTGTAGTACTTGTCCAACAAGACCATAATTACTTGCGCCACCAAAGGCCACGCCCCCGTTGGCAGTTACTCTCAATCTCTCAACACTGCCACCAGTTCTAATAACCACTCCGCCGGCAACCGGAATAGAATCTACAAAAGTATCTGTACCGTCAGATTTAAAACGTGCAGTATTCTGTGTTGCGCCAACATATAAATCGCCTGCTACATCTAGTTTACCGTTAGGAGCAGTAAATCCAATACCGACAGTGCCACTAGTATCGACTGTTACTAAATCGCCAGTGCCGTTCAAGTGTAGAGAAAATTTGTTTGAAGTTGTTTGTGCTCGTAGCCACCATATTTGCTGAGAACCATTTTGAATACCTAATGGGTATGATGTGTCAGCATTGATTGTATCCTTTACAGTAGTTCTACCATTTAAAGATGATACACCATTTACTGTTAATCCGCTAATAGTAATTGCGCCTGTTGCCGGATTGACTACAAAACTACTTGTAGTATATAACGCTTCATAAGCGCCTGTTGAATTATTTGCATCAACAAATGTTGGATAATAACTAGCACTTGCTGTTTGTAAAACTGTCTTAACATTGTCTGCATTAGTAGCAGATCCTACACTTAAACTACTAGTAGAAGTCCATTGGGGAGCTGTTGCGCCTGCGGTTAAAATATATCCGCTGGTGCTAAGAGACAACATTGCTGTTGTTCCTGTAGTACTTTGATAAGGAAGACTTCCTGTTGCGCCGCCTGCTAGATTTGTAGCAGTATTAGCATTTAAAGCCAGCGTGGCTGTAGTTGCAACTCCAGTTAAATTACCAATAAATGTTGATGCATTAACGTTGCCGCCAAAATAGCCAGCACCCCCAACTCCCAGGCCTCCTACAATTTGTAGAGCACCGGTAATAGTTGATGTTGCCGCATTAGATCCGCTTACAAACAGTTGAGTGTCAACTGTGCCGGTACCATAAATTCGTGTTCCTGTTAAGAGTTTTGCCATAGTATGTCTATTTATTCATATTTTAAAACAAAAAATTACATGTTATGGTGCTACTATTCTAAAATACGATGCTTGATAATCAACAAGAGGAGATCCGTTAAATGGTTCTGACACGGCAAAATTACTTGGATTAGTTACATAAACATAATGATTACTAAATGAATACGGAGCTTTGTCAACCAGTGTAACTATGCCCATGTCAATTTCGTTAGGTTGATTATTCCACTTAACTATTACCCTTGATCCTAATACTATTAAGTCGTCGAAAATAGCGTCGTTAAAATGTGTACCGTCTGTGTATTTTCCGCCCAATCTAGTAATAGGCAAATAATAAGAAGGATCACCAAATACCTGCTTGTTGGTATAATACGTTATCGGAGGAGGTGGAGCAATAGTATATTCGTCAAAGTACCCACTGACTAGGTATGTGCCTGTACTAGTTCTGCGTTCGGCAGTGCTAGTAGATAAACTAATTTCATCAAACTGTGCTGCATAAACACCGCTAGGTCCTACTTTAATAGAACTATACGTTATTTCGTCTAATTCTACTCTTGTTTGAAGTACCCCGTTGGGAAACAGTTTAGTTAATGTTGTTGCCATGTTAGCCAAACACCGTGTCTAAACTATTTGTAAGAGTATTGTAGAATTGATAGACCGCACTGGCATTACCTGCTGTGTTTACAAATCCTACTCTGTTCCCAACGTAGACACTACCACCAACACCAACTCCGCCGCTTACTTTTAGTGCTCCAGTAGTTGTTCCAGTACTTGCTGTTAAGTTTGTTATACTTACAGCAACGTTAGTAGTAGCTCCTCTGCTGGTCACTGATTGAAGTGTACTAGTGTTCCATATAGTAATAATACCAGTTGAACTACTAACCGCAGTATCTGTACCAGCATTAATAGCACTTACGTAGCCGCCGCCACCTGCACTGGTTAATACTTTAGATCCATTAGAATAAATGTCGCCGGCATAAATGCTTCCGCCTACTCCAACTCCCCCAGCAACTACTAGCGCACCTGTTGTTGTACTTGTAGATGCCTGATTACTGAGTATGTTTAAACTGTAAACAGTAGCAGTGCTGGCTGTAAACCAACCTTCCACTGACATGTTGCCAGTGTCGCGCAAACCTGATACTGTTAAATTAGTAACAGTGGCAATTGCAGCAACAAAAGCATTTAAAGTTGCAACTCCAACAACTACTAATTCTGTTGTTGTAAAGTTAGTAGCTGTTAAGCCACCTGGTATTGATGCTGATCCTAATACTGTTAAATGAGTAGCAGTAATTATAGTTGCGGTAATTGAAGCAGCAACAATTTGTCCGCCAACGTGTAAATCTTTGCCTATACCTACACCACCTGCTACAGTTAATGCACCAGTAGTAGTTGAAGTAGCATTAGTTGTTCCTAGTATTCTTACATTATTTGTTACTGTAGCATTGCTGCCTACATATATACTTTCGCCAATGCCCACGCCACCTGCTACAGTTAATGCTCCTGTATTTGTTGACACTGAACCAGTGGTACTTGTTAGTACTATTGCACCAGTTTTAAATGTTCCGTAAACACCGTTGCTTATTACATTTGTATTTGTAGAACTGGCGTTTTCGTACCAAACTAGATATTTGCTGTCATTGGCAAGTATCAATGCACCATTTGTATCAGTACCTGAATAGTAGTGGAAACGTAGTCCAATATCTTTGCCATCGTCACTGGGCCAAACAGAATTAACATCACTTGAGTGTAGATGCAATTCAATTAAGTTATCTGTATAGTAAGTATTCGTGCTTAAAACATAGGTTGCACTGCCGCTAAATGTTACTGTGTCATCGAATATTGTCTTACCAGTTACACGTAGATCTTTACCTACATTTAAGTTTTTACCAATACCAACGCCGCCATATACAACTACTGCTCCAGTATCAGTGCTGTTGCTTTCAGTAAAATTATTGAATAAGAATGTGCTAGTGGTGGTAGTCGTTAGACCTTGTGGACCTTGAGCACCTGTGGCGCCTGTTGCACCCCTAGGACCTTGACCACCTTGAATACTCTTTTCTAAGGCAGCATAATCAATCCATGTTCTATGACTTGGACTGCCGTTGGATACGTGATATACTCTGGTCCAAACATCGCCGCTAGAAATATAAGGAGCTGGATCAATGATACCTAAAATAAATTGGAACCATCCAGTGCTTCCAGAATATGTTGTAAAAGTATCCCAAGTTGCAGTTACCCAGTTGTAGATATCAAGCTCTTGTGTGTGTCCTGAATTCTGAGTGTAATTAATGTTTAAAACAAAGCGATTAAAATCTACAATTCCGGTGAATCCAATATAGGTCATTGCACCAGGTGCACCTGTAGCATCATTTATGCTATAGAAGCCGGTGTTTGTTGCTGTATTATAATCGTTGAATGTTTGTATGTCTGTTACTGTACCAAAATTGTAGGTACCGTAGGCTGTACTTGTACCAGCTACAGCTACTAATCCAGTGACAGATGTTGGATCATTGGTCAAGTACGTAGCAGTATATGTAACAGTTTCTAGATCTCCAGCAGTTAAAATCTTTGAACCGCTGATATAACTAGTTGACTCAACGTTGATAGATCCGCCAACTCCTACACCTCCGCTGACTACTAATGCGCCTGTGGTTGTTGAAGTAGAGGAAGATGTGTTTAAAAGAGCTAGTGCTACTGTGGTAGTCGAACCTTGTTCACTTACTGCCTGCAATGTACTGGCAATAACTGTGGCTGTAGTTACAACTTCAAATCCGTTAACATAGGCACGCCCGCCAACCCATAAATCTTTTTGTATTCCTACGCCGCCAGTGACAGTTAATGCGCCCGTTGTTGAAGAAGTAGAGTTTGTAGCGTTGGCTAGAGTTGCATTATTAAGTTGACTCAAGCCGCCTACTGCTAGTCTAGCGGAAACATCAAGTGATGTCGCTGTAGTTACACCTGCGGTTACTGCATTCAGTGTACTAAGGTCTGTAACTATTAAATTTGTAAAAGTTCCTGTTGTAATACTTACATTAGGAATGCTTCCATAAACAGTTAAATCTCCATAAACAGTAGCATCAGTACCGACTATAAGATTTTGAGCGATGGCGGCTCCGCCGTCAACTTGTAACGTGCTGGTATTTCCTGTAGAGGATGTTACAGTAGATGTACCTTGGACATTTAATCCAGACTTTACAATAAAGTCTTGCGTTGGAGCTGTTGCCATGCCTAATTATCTCCTTAAGATGCCATGCCGGTTCTGAGAACTTTTATAGTTTTGTTTGTTGCTGCCGATGCTGTAAAATATAATCTTGCAGTATTGTCAATAATACTTAAATCTGAAGTAAATGCTCCTAGACTACCGCTGCTGCCAACTCCGCCTGTACTAACCAACCCGTATTCTGTAGAATATACTGTGCCTACATTGTCAGTAATTAAAATTAATTCAACTGCTTGAAAAGTTGCAGTTGATGCTGTGTGATTTGCACCACCACCTGATGATATTTGAATAAAGTATTTTGCAGATCTAAAATCAGCTGCTGAGAAACTATCTATCAATGCTGGGCTAGTATCGTTTACTATAATTAATGTTGAATCAAAAATACTATCTGCTATTCTTAAACTTTCACAATTTACTCTCTTACCAACTCCTAGGCCACCTGCAATAGTTACAGCACCTGTTGTGGTATTCGTAGATTCAGTGATGTTTGTAACATTTATTTTATTAGTAGTTGTAAATCCACGGCCAGTTACTGATTGTAGCGTACTAGTATTGTCAAATCTTAGATAAGTTACGGATCCAGTGCTTATAGTAGTAATATTAATGTCAGTACCACCAAAGATAGAAGCGTTCAGTGTAGATGTAGTAAGTACAGGGGCATTATTCGAATATAGCGTACCACCAATCCATAAGTCGCCCCCAATACCTGCGCCACCTACAACTTGCAGAGCACCGGAGTTAGTAGAGGTTGCATTAGTAGATGAAGTAACAATTAATGTTGCTGCAGACGATGCCTGTGATACTACTAACCAAGCCTCGCCACTCCACTGATACACTTTTGAACCCACGGTCCATTGATCGCCAATAGCTGGATTTGTTGGAAAATTTAATGCCATGTTAGTTTACTCGTTTCATAATTTATACTGCACCTACCTGAATCCAGAAAGTGCTAGTGCCGTCTTTAATATATTGGAGGTATGCAGGAATAGTTTCATCAATCCAAATATCTCCAATTCGTGCACCTGTTGGTGCTGTTGAAGTAGTAGTCACTCTAGGAGTATACAACAGATAGTTTTCATCCGGATTACCACAAGGCTCGCTATACACGTTTCCAGCAATACCTACGCCGCCTGCTACTATCAATGCTCCAGAACTTGTACCAGTAGAGTCGGTTCCTAGTCCAACGGATACCTCGGCAGCAATATATGCGTAACCTCTACCATCATAATAGAATACTGATCCAATGTTGACTTGGTTGTCTAGTCCATCTACTAGGTTGTCACCACCGATGCTGATTATTCCAGAGCCACTGTTAATAAACTTCGCAGTATTCTGTCCTAGAATAATGTTGTTAGATCCTGTGGTCCAAAGTCTGGCTGCTCTATGTGCAATGAAAATATTATCTTCGCCATCTATTAATAACTCACCTGCACCAGCACCTATGGCAATGTTGCTGTCTTGATAGTATAATCTATTAACAGTTCCAGTTGTTCCACTAATATACGGAGTAAATCCAGTACCGTCAATTGGTGTTGTTGCTAGAATATCTGAATACAGTACAAATGTTGATGTTGTTGGAGTTCCAACATAATAAACAACATCATTCAATTCGACGGTGCCGTCAATATTAAACAACTTAATAGCAGTACCGGTTGTTAGATTATGATTAGGCGCTGTAATTAATACTGGATTAGATAACGTAACATTTGTAATTGTTGTTATAACTACACTTTGATAAACTCCTGCAAGTTTTAATGCACTGTCACCTATGGCAATAGAATTTGATATTTCTGTTCCAGAACTTAGCGCATACCTACCAACGGCAATAGTTTTATAAGAAGTTGCAATTCCTAACAGAGTGTCGTGGCCAACAGCAATGCTCGATTGTCCAGTTTCAAAATCGTTAGGTAAGGGCAGTGCTGCGCCTCTAACAACAATATTATTAATTCCTTCGTAACCTTGACCAATAGTGATGCCGTTAACAACAATATCTTCGCCAATGTTCATTGTTCCCCAAACACCAACATCTCCATTAACTACGAACAACCCAGTGTTAGTACTCGTTGATATAATATCTGTGCCTGTGGCAAGAATTCTAATTGTACCTGTGGTTAAATTGCTCCAAAGTTCGGCATTTCTAAATTCAACGTTACCTAAACTTGAACGATACGAAGTTCTTAATAATCCATCTGTTACCAGTGTGTAGCCCGTGGACGTGGTGTCAGTTGGCGGCAATTGAGGCTGGGCGCTTGCAAGGTCAATGAATTCCCCGCTGCCTCCTCGTCGTAGTAATGATCCACTTAATAATCCTGGCATTATATATTATCCTATTAATTGTTAGCAGTTTCTAAGATGCTCAATGTTAGCTGACATGTTCCAGTAGTACTAGCAAATGCTTGAACACTATCTAAACTTTCAACAATAAGTTTACCTGATAACACAGTTCCAGCATCACCTGCCGGGATTGCAAAATCTTTGACTAGATAAGTCGGAGTTTGTGCATCTTGAGCACCGTTACCTTGGGCATCACGTAACACGGGTCTATTTCTATAATGAATAAAACTTACCGTTTGTGTTTGTGTACTAACATTAGCTACCTGTGCCATCAATATAATTGAAGTTACACCAATTGGTGCAACGTATGCAGTTACAGTTGAAGTCGTAGGAGTATACGACGGTAAAATTTTAGTCTTTGTCTTGAATGTGTTTAATGGAATCAATGCCATAATATTTCCTTTTAGCCTCCGGCCTCGATAGCTAATATGAACGGAGTCATATTAGCAAATAATGATTTAGTAAATGTTCTACCACTTAGAACACCAGTTGCCTGGCTAATTACTAGTCCTGGACCAATACGGAAGTCACCGTTTTGATCTGTTGATGTAAAGAATACTTTACCACTGTCTAATTGAACAACCTCTTTAGATTGAACAGGATCTGCTACACCTCGTTGTGGCAATGCACCATAGTTCGTTCCTGCACCTACGTATTCAAATACGTATCCACTGGCACTAATATAACTGCGTTGGTAGAAGTTAACACTTGCACCATCTGGGAACAAGTCTGTTCTTGTAACGTTTTCACCTAGCTGAACAAGATGATGCGTTCCTTCTCGTTGCCAGTAACTTAGGCCAATCATAACTGAATTGTATCTTCCGCCTGTTTCAATATCATAAATTAATCGTTGTAATATTAATTTAGTATCTCTACGACACTTGAGATCATTATACACTAATGTTGGGAAAGCATCTTGCACATACGCACTAATTTCTTCAACAAAGTAATCTAAGTTTTCTGTAATCAAAGCAATGGCAGCGCCAGCACCTTGCACTGTTGGTCCAGTCTTAGTTCTTAAACTTGGTTTAACTACTGCTTCTGCTCCGGCTAGTGTATCTGCTTGCACTGGAGTTGCTAGTGTTGGATTGATAATTTCAATCATATTATCAAATCTTTGATTGATAAATGTTTCTGCTAGTCCACCATCAGTTAGCAACGGCATTGTAACCTGTGTACTAGTATTTCCAGTTGTAGGAACAATTGCTTCATTTTTAATTGCTTGAACAACTATAGAATTTAAACGCTGTAGTGATGCAATGTGTTCAGGACGTTGGTCGCCTGTTGGTGCATCTCTCAATACATTTGTTCCTACTGGAATAGGATTGTCACCAATTTCGCTACTTAATACTGTGTAGTAAGCATTACCGCAGAAATATAAATTAAAGTAGTTAGCGTTAATAGTTGAGGTAGTATTTGTTGGATCTTCACCGCCGCTAATTAATGCTTTGCTCAATGTAACACTTTGATAACCAATGTCAGTTACAACAGTATCGGTAGCTACGTATAATATACCATTGGTGCCAGTTTGGCTACCAAATTGGTCTCTAATGTACAACGAATTGCCCACTGCAATACCAGTAGTGTCAATTCCAGTAATAGTAATAGTTCCTGTAGACAACACTCCTAGGTTAGGAACAGCATTTAAGAACCCTTCAAATCCTTGTTCGTTAACATATGGAACTACTGAACCAGTGTAATCAGTATACAAGTCTGGAGGTACTACTTCCATTACCAAGGAAATGTGTGGACGATCATCTAGGTCAGGAATGAATACTCGAACTTGAGCATTGTTTGGCCAGTAACCAGTTGGATAATATTGATTAAATTCTGCATCGTCTGGGTATGCTTTGTTGATCGGATTATAAACTGTACCGCTAAATGTTCTCTTACCAAATCCTTTAGCAACCAAGCAAAGATCACCGAAGTTAGCGTTACTGTTAACAATGGAGGCAATACCACCGTTGTCAACTTGTACACCAGTAGAACAGAAAATTGTAAACACGGAAACTAACTGTGCGTAGCCGTCGTTGGTAATTCTAACTCCGCGACCACCTTGGTTAACTTGTGTAAACGCATCATAAACAAAAGAGTTAATAGGACTACGAGCACTAATAACTCCACCGTCGACTAAACTTCCACCCATACTACCGATAGGATCAACTTTACGTTGGTTCCAAGTACTTGCATTTCCTGTGTACTCTAAACTCAATGCCTCAACTTCGGAATCTCTTTGAGGGTAAATTAATGTATCACCAAAGTATAATGTAGCATTGTTACCAAAACCAATAGTAGGCATATCAAGAGATACAAGATATGTTCCAGTAGTAATAGTAGTCACTGAAGTAACTGTTGGAGAAATCTTTACGTCTGCCCCATTGATACCTGTTAATGCAAACAAGCCGCCACCGATATATGATGGAGGAGCAAACGCTGGACCTCTATTAATAATATCGGTGATAGTATTAAATCCTCTCTTAACAGCCTCTTGTGGCATATAGTCACCACCGTATTGGAAGAAAGTATTAATAACTTGAGCAATCTCAGTACCAGTTTGTACAGTTACAGGAGTATTGGCAATAACTTGTAGGGCAATATCTCTTGCATGGTTAATGGCTAGTGTTGTTGTAGTTTCCTGGCCAGTTATGTAACTGTAGTTTCCTACCCAATATCCAAGACCTGCTTCGATAGATTTAGCATTTCCGCCTAACAAGATATCCTGACTTACTGCGTCAACTAGTAATCCAGTATCTCTAAAACATTTTTCTTCATTGTAATTGAAGCTACCTTGATTGTAGGTCCAATCAACAAATTTAACTACGTCATCAACAATAAACTCTCTGTTGGCTTTTAATAAATTGAAGCCATTGATTACGGATGTTGCAGTAGTTGCAGTTAAGCCAACGCTGGTTAAGTCAGCGGCTACTGTTGCACCGTAGATAATAATATCTGTAATTGTTGTAATAGAACCTTGTACATAAGCAACTTCAGTGACAGTTGCCGTAGATGTTGACAGTACTTGAGCAACATTAGTACCTGTAGTAGGTACAACTGGTGTTCCAGTCATAATGCCAGCTACAATATCTTTAATTCTATTGAATGCAACAATAGTCTGTGTTTCTTGACCATGGATGGTACTAGTTGAACCAGACGCTGCATAATAACTTAGACCTGCTTGGATAGCTTGTCTGTTACCGCCGTGTGTTAAGTCAAAGGCAATTGAATTAGTTATTAGTCCAACATCTCTTGCACATGTAGATGTGTTAAATGTAATGTCTGGATGAATTGCATTGATGTAGGCTAGTACTTCAGCAGCCATGTATTCTTTGTTTGCAATTAATAAATTGTAGGCATTCTTAACACCTTGTAGATTTGTTTCATCTCCATTAGGTACAATGCGGTCTGTCCAGCCTTTCTTATTGCCTCTCATAATTTCAAGAACAATATCAAAGTCTGCAGAAATAATTGCGGCTTCAACTGCACTAGCAGGAGTTAGTGAAGTATCCTGTGTAACAGCAAATTGATATCTGTTAACTAGGTCATCTGCTGGTGTGATATTTCTAATAACTTTTAAAGACAACTCTTTTAAGTAAGTTACTGCATCAATTGTAGGGCCAATCTGCGCTGGAATATCACCAGTGTATGTTCCTTGAGCCCAGTACTGCAATCCAGAGAAAGTACTCTGACTTCTGTTAGTTGTCTGGTATAGTAAATCTGTTGCAATAGAATCGACAATTAATCCAACGTCTCTCTTACAAGCTATTTTACTATAAGGGAATGCCTTAACTAAGTTATTAACATAGTTGATTGTATCTTCCTGAATAAATCTTCTATTAGCCTGCATTAAAATTTCAGCACTAACAAAGGCAGCGTCGGGTCCTGCTGATTTGTATACCGCAGGAGCAGCGTCTGGACCATTGTTAATAATTGTAACTACAGTGTTAAACAAACTGTCTAAAGAGGCTGCGGCAATGTCACCGTTTAGTAATACTGTATTTCTAACCTGAGAGCTAGTACCAAACGGTGCAACTGATGTCGGAACCGTTAATATATTAGTCCAAGTATTGTTAACAATAATAGATTGAACCATTTGATTCAAATAATCAATGGCTGCTGATGTCTGTGATTCTTGTCCTGATATCTTACTGATAACACCGTCATAGTAAGCTAGACCGCTTTCAACTGCTTTTTGGTTTCCACCAAATGCAGCATCGTAGGCAATATTCTCTACTAGAATACCCACGTCTCTGTAGCAATATTCTCTACTATAATCAAATACACCCGTAGTTGCATTAATATAAGCAATTACCTCATCTTTGATAAAAGTTTTATTAGCTTCTAATAGATTGAATGCGTGTACTGCTTCTTCAGATGGGTTAATTTCTAAATCAATAGGTTCTTGACTTGTAACAACATCGGGACCGTTTCTAATAATATTAGTGATAACATCAATCTTAGCCTGCAATGCTTCAGCTTCATAGGTGCTGGCAATTGGCTGACCAATAATTACCTGTGTTGTTCCAGTTTGATAAACTGTTGCAAGAGGTTCACCCGTGACAATGTTAGGAATAATTCTCTTTAGATAACTGTAGGCCGCAGTAGTCTGCGGAATTTCATTAGGTATAGTTGTGCTGGTTGTACTGTAGTTGTAGTAATAAACTCCAGACTTAACACTTTGTTTTGTTCCACCGTGTAACAAGTCAAATGCTACACTGTCAATAATGTATCCTACGTCTCTGGCGCATGTAGTAGTGTTATAAACAAACGTTGGATGGTTTGTAGCGATCCAGGCCAATGTTTGAGTTTGCAAACTTGCTTTGTTAGCCAACAATGCTGTATAGGCTGCAACTGTATTTGAATCAGTACTTGGTAATCCATTAGCTAAAATTTGATCACTGATGTTAACTGTTCCATTGGTGATAATATTTGTAATTGTAGAGAACAGAGTGTTAACAGTGGTTTGAGGAGTTGCACCACCAGCATTTAATGCCACTGTTGCTGCCAAACTTTTTAGATTAGTAATAGCTGCGGTAGTAGTTGTTTCTTCTCCTGGAATAGCAGAACTGCTTTGACTCCAATATTGAAGACCTGCAAATATACTATCACTGTCACTGTTGTACAACATGTCCATGGAGATAGAATCTACAATAAGTCCTAGATCTCGTCTGCACTTGGGCACATTATATGTAAATGATCCGCTGTTGAATGTAGCATCAACATAGGCAACAACTTGCTCTTGTAAGAATGGCTTGTTAGCCAACATCAATGTACGAGCATTGAAGAACCCTGGATTCTGTTGTCCTGCATTTACAGAATCGCCTTGTGTAATTGTGCCAGCATTTACATTAACAATTAACGTAGTAGTATTAGCAACCCAAGTGCCTGTGCCAACTGCTCTAGGAACTTGGACTGTTTGATTTGGTACAAACATTGTACCATCTTTCAACCATGGGCCACTTTGATTAGTACAGTTTTGAATGTATGGAGAGTGGAACAAGTCAATACGCTCATCGCCTTCTAATGGAGGGAATGATGTAGCATAGGCACCTCTATTAAATTGAGGTTCGTAATCACCTTCAAGTAATCCTGAACGTCCGTTCAAGAATGTCATATAGTTTAGATAACATCCACTGTCGACATGGAATAAATCTTGTGTTTTATTAATTGGTTCAATAAATGTTGTACGAATGTCACTGCCTCTAATAGAAGTGTAAGGCTTCATTCTAATAGGATTGTCTTCTAAGTAGAAGCCGGCACTGACTAAAATTTGTGTACCTGGTTGATAGTACGGGCTGTTTACAGCGCCGCCAATAGTGCGGCAAGCACGGCTTGCATCCATGGCTCGACCGTCATTGGTATCATCACCGTCCATGGTAACATACAAGGTATTTGAAACTACAGGAGCAGTTCCAATTGGGTTAGTGCCTCTAACTCTAAGGTCTCCAAATATGTCAGCTCGACCACCTTGAGGTTTAATTTCTATATTACTGTTATCAGTAGATGCAATTACTTTAGTGTAAAGATTGTGTACGTATGCTTCTGCCCACTGTGAAGAAGTCGTACCTAGTCCATATACTTCAGTGGCTGTTTCTGCATCTTCAAGAGGAGTAACTTCTTTGGTAACAATATTTTCACCGACGCTAATACCACCTTCAACTCTTATAGAGCCAGTGGTCGCTGTAGCAGTTTGTGTGTTTACAACTTTCAATAATTCAACACCAAGTCTTCCAGAAAATGGATTGTAAGTTAAACCATTTTCAAGTCCAACGTTGTCAACATAAACAAACTGTTCTCCTGAGTTCAAGGCAAACAGCGGATGGAATACTTGATCTACGTTTGTTGAAGTAATTACTAATTGGAAAGAAGTATTAGCGATTTCAATTCTACCATAGATTCTACCACCTACGTTCAAATCTTTTTCAATACCCACTCCACCTGCAACATATACAGATGCTTGTTTTCTATGTTCAGCTGTATCATAAATGTCACCTGGATCGTATGGGCGGCCGTTTGGTCCAAATTCAAAATATGGGTTACCGGGATTCTTACCGCTGAAATATTCACCTTCAGAGATATTTGTCTTTAACCATTGAGTTGAAGATGAACCGATACTGTATGTTGATGTTGTTTCACCGCTGGCTACTTTAGGAAGAAAATCACTGATAATTCTAGATTGGAAATCTGTTTCATCACCATTTAAATCGTTGCCTAGTTGAGTATTACCCCATATTTCTGTGTCGGGAGCATCTACAATTACTTTTGTATTTGCAGTTAGTTCAATATTAGAAGCAGCATCTATGGTAACCTTACTGCCAACTGATTCAATGGTAACATTATCACCAGTAGCTTCAATAATGATTTCAGTGCCTGCATATATTTCTGCATTGCCTCCTGCTTCGACAATAGTATCACCACCAGATATAACGTTTATTTTTCCTCCAGCAACATTTAACAAATAGTCGTTAGGAATGTTTAAAACATTAGATTGATTAGTTCCGGTAGCAGTGCTGCCGTTTGGTGTGGTAGAGTAATAGGTAGTGATTGCCATAGTTGATCCTCAGTGTATTTATTTGTTTAGTGAATCCTTAGTTCAACTGCGTCTATCAAAGGACTGCTTTTATGAGGCCAATTTGGATGGCTTTGAAATCTTATTACAACTCCAAATGAAGAATTTTGTATATCTGACATAGTTAAGTTAGTGTTCCAATTGTCTGTTTCGCTACCATAAATCTTTATAGGATCTAAATTTAAAGATGCATGATTATCACCTATAAGTTCATCGTTGCGGCATAGTTGAACAGTTTCGTCCGTAATTCTACCTAGTCTATTCATTGACAGTTTTAATTCAATACCAGATAACGTAGCTGGTAAATTTACAAAATTAAAATTTGTAAGTTTTAGATAGTAAGTTTTTTCTGTTATATCGTGTCTAGGTTCTCTAGCAATATGAACTAAATCTCTAGTAGTTCTTACAGACTTGCCATCTAAATTCTTTAATCCATGAAAATCGCTGACATCCTGCCAAGAAACATGAGCATCTTCTCCGCCAACTTCTGCATATTGAATTATCGATCTAGGTAAGGTCCAATTAGTGGTCATACCTATATTTACCTAAATAGATTTTATACATATTAAATGAAAAAGGACTCCGAAGAGTCCCTTTATTATATCTAAAAATATTAGACAGTATCTCTAATAGAGACAATAGTTCCAGATGGCGCATCTAAAGTCCATCCTGTAGATACACCGTCACCTACTAAGAATGCAGTACTCATTGTAGATTGTGCAACAACTGCTTTACGAGCTGTTAGCTTCTTAACAAAGTAAGTGCTTCCATTAGCATCAGTAGCAATGATATTCATTTGACCTGCTGCTAGAGTCGGTGATGCTACTAGTTTGCACTGGCCTTGACCTTGAGAATTTTGAACTAGATAACGCTTGCTGGCTTCTTGTTTTAGAATGTCACCAGAATTAACCGCACTAGAACCTGTTGTTAGGTAAGAAACAAATGCAATAGCATTTTGACGTGTTGTAGATGTTGTAGCAACAAAAGTTGCGGCTGTACCTGCTGAGCTAGGTGTAAATGTTAATGCTAAACTACCTGTTGTTGTATAGCCAGTACCAGAATCAACAACAGTTAAACTTTGAATACGGCCTGTGCCACCTACATAGGTAACTGCGGCTGTACCGCTGGCAGCAACACCACCAGCAATCTGAGGAGCACTTGCTACCCAAGTAACTGAAGTTGTTGTGCTATATCCGCTGTTAGTTGCAGTGTTTGTAACTAATAAAGTAGTGATACCTTCACCGCCGACACCAGTACGGCCACCGGTTGCTTGATTTTGATAAGGGGTAATTAGATTACCGAAGAATTTCTTTTTAATTGGGCGTCCCATTTTGTTTTCCTTTATATAAAAATTAGCAGAATCTATCTGCTACGCGGAGTGGGTACCGCATAAAACCCATTATGGGTTGTATCCTTGTGTAGCACTGTTGTGAGCAAATGTAATTGCACTTGTTCCAGTACCACCTAACATTGTTTGAGCTCCTGTAGAACGATTCATGAATAGCTGGAAGCGTTCGCTGCCGCCGTATTCAGTAAACCAAATTCTAACTGGATAATACAAACCGCCAGTTAAAGATAAACTGTTAGGATTGTATCCAACTTGACCTTGATTGATGTAGGCCTGTGCATGGTGAGCGTTTGTCTTAGCAGGTGCTAAGGCTGCACTACCAACCCACATAACTACATCGTCATCGCAGGTAATAGCAGTGTTATAGGTAGCTGTTGTATCTGCGTAGATATAACCTTTCCACTCAAAACTGTAACCATCTTCGTAGGGCAAGTCATCGCGTTGTCCAAAGCTAACAAAAGTATCAACTTCTTTATCTGCTGTCGAGATCGATGTACCTGTACTAAAGAAGTTCATGTTCCATGTACTTGTATTTCCAGCAGCAGTTAAAGCTAAACCAACATACTTCTTACGGTATAGACCAGCTGTGCTGTTTGTAACACTTGCTACGCCAGCGCCTGGATTGTATGCTGTACCTTTTAATGTGTAGGCTACAATGCCAGATGTTGCTGTTGTAAAGAGAGGAGCACCACTTCCTGGCAACGGAGCATTACGATCCATTCCAAACGGTAATGTTGGGCCGTCGTCACCTTCAAGATCAATATCACCAGTAACTGTAGTGTCAGTACCAGCTTCTTCAATCTGCCATAATGTATCTGTTGTGCTTGTAGAGAATGTCCATCCTGCTGTAGCCATACCTACTGTAGTAGTACCTGTGCTAATAGGATTGACAGAAATTCTGTGTGCCGCAATTTTGTAAACTTGTCTTACTGTGTTGTCATCATACTTAACAGTAATACTCATTTCTCCAGAACTTAATAGTGCGGCTGGCTTTGTAACTAATCTGCAAATTGCTGTATAACCATTTGCATCTCGGCATTTAAATTTTTTAGTACCCAGTTGTTCAACAATGTATCCAGGAACACTTGCGTTAGTTCCTGTGCTGAATTGTACTTTAAGATTGTTATTGGCATTAGCGCCAAACAATTTTTTCTTGAGAGGTCTTCCCATTTTTTAATTCCTTAAGTGTCATTCTATGACATACGCTGTGGGTACAGCATAATAATCTAGACTGTTTATTTATTGGATAGTCAACAAAAAACCCGCCGAAGCGGGTTGTTTTGTTTGTAAAAACAAGTAACGGATTACTTGAAGCTTACGTTTGCGCTAGTGATAGCAACTTTACCTAGATAGTCAGCAGCGTTACCTAGAGAAGAAGCAGTGTTGCTCAACTCTACGTAGCCGTAACGTGTTAGGAAGCCAACTACTGGCTCGAATGTTGCTGGGTCTAGAACAACGCCAGAAGACATTAGAGGAATGTATGGGCAATAGAATGCAGCAGCATCTGCCTCAGAAGTTCCTTTGTAACCAATTAGAACTTGGTTGTTGTCGTCTGTGTCAGACTTGTATGCGTCAACATAAATTCTCATAGCGCCATTCAATGTACCAACAAACTTAGTGTTTGTAGGAGCTTCGAATGTGCCTTCTGTTGTACGAGCAAAAGCGCTGGTAGTAGCAGATTGTAGAATTGTCAATGCTTGGTTAGAAACAACAGCCCAGTTACCTGCGCCACGACGTGTACGTTGGGCGATCAAGTTGCTTACGCGGTTGATCTGGATAGCAAGAGCAGCGTGCTCATCACCAACGAAAGTAGCTGTACCAGATACTAAAGATTGGTCATAAGTTTCTTCAACAGAAGCTAAAGAACGTAGAGATGTTAGAATCTCTTGGTCGATTTCAGCTGTGATTTCTTGTGCTAGAGCAGCCATGATTTCTGCTTCGATGTCAATACCTTGTTGGGCTTGTGCATCTTGAGCAGCTTCAAAAGTCCAGCGAGCGCTTAGTTTACGAGACTTAGCTTCAACTGGGCTCTTTAAGATCTGAATGCTCATACGCTTACCTGGTGTACCTTCTAGAGCGGCTGTGGTATTAGCACCACCGTTAGAAGCGTTGTTACCAGAATACGCTTGAGCGATCTTGAATGGGCTTAGTGCCTCTTCACCGGCTGTAACTGTGTCGCCAGATGCAACACCGTCAGCATAACGAACACGTAGAGTGTGGATCTGTGCAACAGGTCCAGTCATTGGCTGAACGCCGATGATTTCGTTAGCAATAACAGTCGGCATAACACGACGGATTACTGGAAGAATAACACGGTTAAGTGTTGCGATGTTACCAGCGCTTGTAGCACCAGCAGTTGCGCTCTCAGCCAAGTGACGGCGTGTGTTCTCTAGGCAAACTGCCATAGATGACTTACGTGTACCAGATAGGCCTTCAAGCAGAGCTTCTTTGGTCTCTGACCATCTTTCATTTAATAATTGTGACATTTTATGTCTTCTCCTTGAATTTAATTATTTTAGACCCGCTAACTTGCGGATGTCTAAGATGTTATCTAAGCCTACCTCGGGCTTGCTTTCACGATTACCAGTTACTTCAGTGCTTTCTGCTAACATAGCTTTTTTAGCTACAGGCTTGGCACCTTCCATTACTGCGGGTAGGTATTTGTCAAATGCAGCATGTAGTTTGCCTGTTTGTACAGACTCTAACAATTCTTGCATTACGACTCTCTTTTCACCACTTAATGGTGCTACTAACTCAGCCATTACATTCTTGCGCTCCATCAAATCCTTAGTAACACGAATTTCGCGTTGTGTGGATTCAACTAGATTTGCTTTTTCTGCAATAACTTGTTTAGACTCTGCTAGTTCTTGATCTTTCTTAGCAATGATCTTTAACAATTTACTTGTCTCAGACTTCTCGTTTAGGAAGGAACCTGCATACTCTTGTGCAAACGCTTCATACAATCTACGACCAAAGTCGTTGTTACGAGCACTGTCAATATCTTCTTTCAACTGGTGAATTTCAGATGTCAACTTGTTAGTGACTACGCTTTCAACTACTTTTGCGCTTTGTGTAATAAAGGCTTGACGAATCTCATCAAACTTGCTCTTGGCTTCACGAACTAACTTAACTTTAGTTTCAGCTAGATCCTTCTTGTCAGCGGCAAATTCACTGATCTCTTTTGCTAGAGCGTGTACAACAAATTGCTCTAACTTACCAAAGTTCTCAGAAACTTTCTTACGGTCTCCTTGGAACTCTACTAACTCTCTGCCTAATTGGTTCATAACAAAACTCTCTAACTTCTTAGCATCTTCACTAATACGTGTTTGGTATTGTGCTTTTGCTTCAGCTAGTGCTTTCTTGTCATTGTGCAATTCGGCCATTTCTGCGGCCAATCTATCGCTTAACATCTTGTCGATTGCTTCAACCATAACAGACTTATCATGGCTGTATTTTTGTGCAAACTCTTCACGAAGTTCTGCGGTTACTTGGTCGCGATTTTCTTGAATCTTTTGAGTGAAAGCGTTTTCGACAGCAGATTTTACTTCTTCTGACATAACACCTGACTCTACTAATTGTTTGAATGCGTCCAACATTAATTTCTCCTCGGGCTTATTTTAGACCTTTAATAATCTGCAAGAGAGATTCTTGCAAATATTTCTGGGCCTTTGGATCTTCTTTTACTTCTTTTGCAACCTGGAATGCTTTGTATCCACCACGTGCGTTCATCAAATGCTCATAAACGGGTGTAGGATACGCACCTGGTGCGCTTGGCTGTGCAACTATATCAACTGTGATAATTTCGAAGTCAGATACTTTGCCGCTCATATCGTCAACGTTGCCGCTGCCTCTTGAGCTGACGCCAAGTTTTACACCGGCTTCTAACATAGTTCGAATTAAGTTACCCATCGGTGTTGGTAAGATTTTAAACTTACCATAACCGTTAGGACCTTCCATCCACATATTTGTTATCATATGGGACACACGGTCCAAATTTACTTTAAGATCATCTGGGTGATCAACTTCACCTAAGACAGAATAACCGTTCTGAATCTGATCATTAAGTGTTTTCACAGCACGTTCAATTTCGTCTACAGGGTAGACACGTTGATTAGCGTTGCGAATACCACCTTGAATGGCAATGCCCTTCAAGTGAAGATTCTTGCCATCCTTGTCATCCGACTCAAGAATGATGCCGGACTGATCAAAACTTAGGTGTTCTCTTAGATACGTGGGTTTCATCCAGGTTCTCTAATTATAGTTTCTTAAGAAATGTAGGGATCTTAGCAACACTGGTTTGACCAGCTTTGTCGCCTGTTCCGGAACCTACTGGTCCTGGAGCAGCACCCTTCTTCTCAGCGCCATGGCCACCAGCAACTTTGCTTAGTGTCTTAACGCCAGACTTAACTCCGTCAACATTGTGCATGCCACTAGCAAGTTTTTCACCGGCTGTTTTTGTAATGCCGTTGTTTACTTTACCTGGGCTTGTACCAGTGTTGCTCTGACCTTCAGCTTGGCCTTGTGCTAGATTTTTAGCATTAGCGCCGCTGTTTGGCTTACCAGAACCACTGCTGATTGGGCTTTTACCTTCTACTGGAGCACCTTCTTTATCGCCTGTACCAGCACCTGCGTATTGGCCTTGAGCTTTCTGTGTGCTACCTTTTTCCCAGTTAGTACCAACGTTCTCAGTGTACTCACGTGTCATACGACGACCTTCGAATGCTGGTTGACCCATCATTTCCATTTCGTCTTCTTCGCCACCTTCTTCGTCACCGAACTCACCGTGTGGCTCTTCAGAACCTTGGGCTTGTTCTAGTTTAGCAAAGGCTGCTTCTAGTTCTTCAATGGCGTTCTTGATGTCAAAAATGGCTGCGTCTTCACCTTCTTCGCCACCCATTTCACCGTCCATAGCACCAACGTCAGCGCCGAAGTCGTCTGTAGCGTCACCGCCCATATCGCCTTCTTCGTCGTCAGCTTCCATGCTGTAGCTGTCTTCTAGGTCAACGGATTCTTCTGTTTCTTCTGCAGACTCGTCCATTTCTTCTTCGTCAGCGGACTCATCCATTTCTTCTTCATCGCTGCTTTCGTCCATTTCTTCGTCAGCGGCTTCGTCCATTTCTTCTTCTGCTTCTTCAGCAATTAAATTCTCATAGATATCTCTTGACTTCTCAACAACGATCTCATGGAATAGCTCATTGGCTTTATCCATTTCTTCATTGACGATCAAGTCTAATAGTTGTTCAAACTTTGTAGACATTGCGGGTTTTCTCCTTAATTAGTTTCGCGGCAAGGCTGTGTTGTTATTTAAACACTATTATATAAACGTGTTGGAAATAGGCCAAAAAGCGTCTCTTTTTGACCGAAGAAGATGAAATTTAATAAGTTTTTGTCTAAAATATTTAAATTCTTGACGAAAAATATTAAACTACCTGATTATACGGCTGCTGCTTCCGGAGGAGGCGTAGCGTACATCTTTCTAACTAATGCTAGTTCTTCCTTCTTTTCGGACTCTCTAGCGTCACCTGCTTTACGCAAATCGTTTAACATACGAAGTGTTAACCGTGTTTTTCTAAGGTCACTAGACTTTAAAACGCTAGTATCGTTGTCCGAATTATAGCGATTATCATCAGTCATACTTGCCTGATTTTTATCAAAGTAAATGAATTCTCTTAAAAACATAGTAATATTTATGCTGGAGGTGCAGATCCTGGAGCTGCCGGAGCTGCTTCTGCACCAGGTTCACCTTCTGGAGGAGGTGCAGATGTTGCACCTGATAGCGAATTCATGTCTGCACCCATACCATTTGCTGTAATACCTACTGAACGTAGTTCAGCATTTGCTGGCAATTCTGTATCCTCGTCTACGTTTTCTTCTTTCCATAGTGTTTCGTTTTCTACAATTTCTTCTTGTGTTAGTCCTAAGAAGCGTTTTAATGCAAAACGTTTGCTGATAAACGGAACGGCTGCTACTGTAGTGTATGTGGTTACACGGGCAGTATCCATTTCTGTTTGACGGAAAGCGGCAAAATTCTGTGGAGGATTAAACTTAACATCAAATATGTTGCTGTCAACATTAATGCCTTTGTTGTGTAGATACAGTTTAAACTCTGTATCAAATACATCATTCATTAGGCTTTGTAATCGTTCGCAGTACTTGTTAAATCGGAGTTCTTGGATGTAGGCTGTTCCAACTCTACCATCATTAAAGTTAGATCCGCCGTCATCGGGACCAGTAGGTAGATAACTGCTAGGAATGCGTAAAGCCCTAAACAACTTATTAGTAAAATATTTAAGATCATCAATCTCTCCCAAGTTAGTGCCGCCTGGTAAGACTTCAACTTTACTACCGCGGCCTTCTGCTGTCTGTGGGAAGAAGTAATCTTCGTTGATACTTAATGGATTGTAACCAGCGTCAACAACGGTCTGTCCACCACCTGTTACACTAGGTATTCGTCTTTGATTTACTTCGTTTTTAACTCGTTCAACAAAGCTCATGGCTAAGTGACTTGGCATGTTACCAACGTCAATATAGAACACTCTACGCTCAGGAGCACGTTGTATACGATAGATAATAATAGCATCTTCAAGCAGTTCTTTTTGCTTGTAGACTTTAAAAATACTTTCTAAAAGGCTTGTTCCAAAAGGAAAATTGTTGTCAAGACCTTCACTTAAACTGATATGAATAACGTGTCTTGCATCAATGTTATACTGATTTTCTGTTTTAGAAAATCTATTTCCATTTAAGTTTGTAGGGAACGCACCAGTCATTCCTCGTGAGCCGCCTGCACCGCCTTGTCCTGCAGCATAGCTACTAGCATATTGGCTTCCACCACCTGTTACATTACTAGGACTGATAGCAGTTGTAGCCAATGTTTCTAAGTTAGGATTAAAATCGCGGATAACATATTGTTCAGGTTTCTTACCTTCGCTTTCGTTGACAATAATGCGATCAACTTTCTGTGAATCAACGAACATCCAAGCCTGTGTTTCTGGATCACGAACAAAGAATGCATCACCGTACTTGAATGTATTTCTTACAATTTTAAAAATTCGTTTGTCAAATTTATTAAGTTTAGTCCACTGTTGCATGAACTTTTTAATAATCTTAGTTTCAGTACCTGTAGCTTGTTCTTTGAAGAATACACGGAACGGAGTACCGCTGTCTTCATTTGTTTGGCTGCAGAATTCTGCAAGAATGTCCAGTGCGGCATTAACTTCACTGTCGCTGTCCATGGTATCGTACTGACCATAACGCTCTAAACGATTTGGATGTCCAGAATATACATCTGGCAAATAGCTTGAATAATTTCTATGCGTAGGATTAGCACGGCTGTCTGAATTAACAGAACCGTTGATAGGACTCATTTGTCCTGATGTATCAACTAAAGTAAAGTATTTTTTCCAAGCCATAATTTAAAATTTAAAAAGGTTCCCGCTTAATCCTTTGGTAGCATCCGCAGTATTTCTAGTATACTCTGAGGTTTCTTTAAGGTACCTTAGCATCTCTGCTGTTTGTTTATTTAACGTCTGTAGCTCGTTCTGTAAATTTTCAAAGTGTCTAGTCGGTGCTACAATCTCCGGACCTGCTTCTCCAGCTAGGATACTAGTCGGAGTGTTTACCATTAATCCATCTGCGGCTTTTTTCTGTCCAGACTCGCCAAATAACTTGCCCCAATTTTGGTAAAGTCCGTATGCGCCACCTGCCGCTGCTCCTAGTCCAGCACCTATAGCTGTACCTACTCCTGGAACAATACTACCCAACATAGCACCAGTACCTGCAAAGGTAGCTGCCTGGCCTGCAATATCTAATCCTGCACCCGTCTTTTCCATTCCGTTACTGGCAGCATAGTCTGCGGCTGCACCAAGAGCAAGTCCACCAACTAGACCACCTACGCCACCTTTAACTGATCCGGCTAGTCTGCTGCCAATACCTTTGCCAATACCTGAGCCACCAAGACCGCCTGCTCCACCACCACCGCCTGTTGGAATTTGTCCTGCCTGTGCCCTTGCTAATTCTAATTTTTTAAAAGCTAGAAACGCTAAGCCTGCTACGGTTATCAACTGCAAAGTAGTGCCTAACTTTTCAAACTGTACCATAACTGCGCTGACAAATTTAGCCAAAGGATTTATTACAGCGGTTAATAATTTAATTGCAGGCATTAAAATACTTAATAGTGCCTGACCAAGTTCTTGTATAGCTTTCTGAGATTCAACTGCGGCTTTAGCTTCAGACTCTTGACGTTTCTTTTGTTCTTCTGCAATTTCTCGTTGTTGTCTTTCACCTGCGGCTGCTGTTTCTGTACCCTGCGCTCTTGCTCTATTTGACTCTTTAGTTAATCCCATCATTGCTTGACTCGTGCTGTCCGTTGAAAAACTTAAAGCTCCTGCTACGCCTGATAATCGTTTAGCAGCATTGGCAGCACCTTCAGTTGCTTGTGCAGATAGCTTAAGAGTTTCAGCAGCCGACCCTCCTCGCTTACCTACATCAGCCATACCTTGACTTGCTTTAGCTACCTCAGGACTTAGTGCTTGTAATTTTTGTGCAGCTTCAGTCATAGGAGGTAATCCCATAGCCTGAGATTTAAACAAATCTTCGCCTGCTTTACCAAACTTAGCACTCATTTCTGCCATGCCTTTATCGTATGCCGCACGTTGTTCTTCAGACATGCCCATTTTAAATTGTTCGTAGGCTGCATTAGCATTAGCTTGTTTTAATGCTTTTTCTTGTTCTTCTCTGCTCTTACCTGTAATAGCAGCCAGTCCATCTAATTGAGTCAAATACTCGCTAGCACCTTTGGTAATTGCCGCGGTATTTTGCATTTCTTGTTTAGTGCGAGCACCTGTGTTGGCCAAATATCCTGCAAGTCCTTCATTAACTTGTTCTGAAGTATATCCCAATGCTCTTAGATTATCTCCAGCTTCACTTTTCATTAATGAATTACTAAGTCCAGTAAACGCTCTTGCGCCCTGTTCAGCAGTACCTCCCATCTTTGCAAATGTTTCACTGTTGCGTTTCATTAGGCCTGCAAACTGATCTAATGTCATATATGTGCTGGCCGCCGCAGTTCGCATATCAGTTAGACTGCCGCCAAAGCTAACTCCAGCATCTGTAATCTTTTGATAAGCCCCTAAGTTTTCTTCTTGAAATCTTGCTACTTTTGCAAATCCGCTAGCAACTAATCCTGCGGCACCTGGTAATCTTTCAAACGCTGAAAATAGATCGCTGCTCTTGTCAGTGCCGTCAAGTAGCTTTCCACCTAACTGCATCATGCCTTCTGCTAGGGCGGAGAATGTCTTTTTAAGATTATCTGCTTTTTCGCCAAGCTCTTTTTGGGCTTTGGCTGCGGCTTTGGCTGCTTCAATTGAAGCAGTATTAACACCAGCGGCTCCAGCTGTTGATCCTACTGCACCTGCGGCACCTGCTCCGGCCTGTTTTTGAACAGCCTGCACGAGTTGCTTTAATGTAGCCTCCGTGGCTGCATTATTCAGTTCTACATATTCGTTGCCTATCGATCCGGTGACGTCTGCCATTGTTTCTCAGTGGTTATCTGCGTAGATAAATATTGTATTCATTTAGCATCATTTATTTATCGGAGATACAAACCATGGTAGCCAACGTCCCACCAATGCAACAACCTAACCCGTTAGCTTCGTTTATGAGGCAACCAAAGATCTATATTAGATTGCCCAGCAACGGTGAATATTGGCCAGCAGGCACTATTATTCCTACAGAAACTGGAGAATATCCAGTTTACTCCATGACTGCCAAAGATGAATTAATGTTGAAAGTTCCAGACGCTGTTATGAGCGGGCAAGCAGTTGTAGATGTTATCCAGCATTGTATTCCAAATATTAAAAATGCTTGGCACATGCCTAACATTGATTTAGATGTTGCCCTAATTGCTATCAGACTAGCAACCTACGGTGAAAAAATGACAACTCCCATTACATTCGGTGATGATATCGAAATGGAATATACTGTTGACCTAAGAACTGTCATGGACTCCTTGCTCAATAACGTTACTTGGGATCCTGTTGTACAAGTCACTGATGATCTAACTGTGTTTGTACGTCCTATGACCTATAAACAAATCAGCGAAAGTGCTCTAAAAACTTTTGAAACTCAAAAAATCATACAAGTAGTCAACAACGATAAACTTGAAGAAGCAGAAAAGTTAAAGCTGTTTAAAGAAAGTTTTAGTAAGTTAACTGATATTACACTAGGTATGGTACAGTCAAGTATCATTAGAATCGATTCTAGCGAAGGCAGTACTGATAATCCAAGATTTATTGCTGAGTTTATTGAGAATGTTGACAAAGATATCTTTAATAAGATTCAGGAACACTTGGATCGGTTGAGAGAAATTAATACTATCAAGCCTGTTATTGTAAACGTCACAGACGAAATGCGTGAAAAAGGATTTACAGGTGACACTGTTGAAGTACCAATGGTATTTGATCCTGCAACTTTTTTCGTCTAAGGCTTTTGTATCTTGACAACGAAGGCATTGATCGCGTTGTTAAAGAATATGAAAAAGATACAAAAGCCTTAAGAGAGGAGCTTTTTAAATTATGTTGGTACATGCGCGGGGGCATGACCATATCAGAAGCATTTATGTTGACCGTAGATGATCGATTACTTATTGGACAGCTAATCGAAGAGAATTTAAATATAACCAAAGATTCGGGCTTGCCGTTCTTTTAAATCATCATTCCCAAGAAGTTACTACGGAACTCAACGCCTTCGCGCTGTATCTTTTGATAAACTGGAGCACCACTGGCATCAACACCGGTCATTCTTTCTCCACTGCCACCTACGTAGTCCTTAAATCCAGAACCTGTTTGACTAGCGGTAGTTTGACCTGCTGCTCTCTTACCTTGTAATTTAGCTTTCATAGCATCCTGTTGTGCTTTAGTTAACTTGCCGCCTGTTGTAGGAGGCGTACTTGCTGGCGGAGTTGTAGGTGCAGGAGTTGTTGGAGCCGGTGCAGTTGGCGCAGGAGTAGTAGGTGCCGGTGCTGGCTGTTGTGTAGCTTGAACACCTCCTGGATCTTTGCCAGCGGCAACGTCTGCCATTTGTTGTTTAAATTCTGGAGAATTAGTTACCTGTTCTGCTTCTTCAGGGCTTGTAAATTTTTGTCCTGTAACTGAATTAAACTTAGGAAGCCCTGCTGGCCATTGATCGGGCGCTGCTGGTTCTGTTTGAGCAGCAGGTTCAGTATTAGGTGCAGGAGCTGTTGTATTTGTTGGAGCGGGCGGAGGTGTAGTAGGAGCTGGTGCAGGTTGACTAGCAGTCTTTTCTATTTGATCAGCTTGTTTAGTTAATTCGGCTGCCTGCTTTCTTAGTTCATCAGGATTTGGACCACCTGCAGGTGCGGCTCCATTTGTTGCAGGATCATTATTATAGGTTCCAGGAGGATCTTTTGGATCCCATACAGCTTTTGCATCTTTGTATCCCTGTTTGGCATCTCTCCATGCGGCACCTGTTGCACCTGCTACATGTCCAGCTGCTTTACCGAGGAACGACCCAATACCCTCTTCTATATTTTGTTGTTCAGCGATAAGTTCATTAATTTTCATTTAGGGAATTCCTATAATATTTCTTTTATTTATAATGAGCTGACGCTCATTTGCTCTTTCGTTAACACTCAGAGCACATACTTCGTCGAAGACGAAATAATATTATTCAGATCGTTCAGTCACACTTTGCCCAGGACGGGCAAAGAAACATTATTCGAGTCGAACATATGTCACTTAGCGTTAAAGCATTACAGTGGCGGTTGGCCTGTACCACGAGCTCAGTCTTATTCCAGCGGCGGTTTACAAATATACGCTAACATATTAGTAAACGTGGGGTGTCTCTATCCCCTCATTTTGCCTATTCATTCCTTTTCAAACAACCAAATCGCAGGTCTTATTAGCGATCTTCATCCATCCGGGCAGTGGTTGAGTACTCTTAGCGGCAAGAGATTTCCGTTCCCTGCGACCCGAGGTCCAGGTATTGGGCGTCCGATATTAGCTGACGCTTGCTTGTTACCGCTTAAGGTGCCTTAAATTTTAGATTTTATGTGGGAGCCATGTACACGGACTTGAATATGTCCGTTATAATAATCATCGGATTCTAATACTTTGCGGTCGAATTGTTCTCGGGCCTCAATGTAAGATGTTTGTGCTTTAGATGTACAATAGTATAGTATTTCTCTTGAGAAATTGTCTTTGCCTAGTGCGTTGATGTCTGCTGTTAAATTAGGACTGGACCCGTAATATTCCTGCCAGTCGCTGTCGATTTTGCTTCGAATCTTCTTTTTCTTCTTGGTGCCGTTCTTCAACTTTACAGTCTTGTAGGTCGTTTTACTAAATTTTGCTAATTTTTTGCCAATGTATTGGCGCCCCGAAGCTATATTGGTAATGCAATATACAAAACCAACACAGTCTTCAGGTAATTCATTTACAACTTGTCCTTGATAAGTCCAAGTCATTAATTATTTTGCTGCCTTAGCTTCCTTGCGGGCATTCTTTTCTTCTGTGATCTCATTGCGTCTTGCTTTTACTAGCTTACTTAACTCTGCTAGAGCTTTACGACTGCGAGTTCCGGCTGCGCTATTGCCTCCTGTGAATTTTGCATCTTCTGCTAAGAATGCTTCAAATTGACTTTTTAGTTGTTCTACGGTGTTTGACATTTTTCTTTTCCTCTTTTTTAAGTTTCTTTTCTAATCTTATATTAGCTAAATTTTCTTTGCAGACTAATTGGCTTTGCCGTTTTAATTGCTTGGCCGCTTCTTCAACAATTCTAAGTTGTTCTCTACAGCGGAAGCCAGGTTCTCTGCCCTGCGTCTTTACAAAAACCAAATTATGATTATGTAGTTCTGCAAAGGCACTGACTAACTGTGAATACAAATTGTTATACTTGTTTATCTCTTCATTCAACATAGTCTACATCGTTTGAATAACTGGTAAAACCGTTCTCTTTGATAACTCGGAGTACATTGTTTACTCGGCCTACAAGTTCATCCTTGTGCGATATTAAGTATATATTCTTATTGCGCTCCCTGGCCATCTTTTTCAGGACAGCCAGTGCAGACTCTACACCAGCACTATCCATTCCAGCGTCTACAAGTTCATCAATAAACAATAAATTAATACTTTGATACAGTCCTTCCCATACATCACGGAAGGCAAAGCTCATACTTAAGATTAATCTGTTACGTTCGCCACGACTCAGATTATCAAAATCGAGATCTTGTCCTAGTTGAGTAATCTCAACATTAAGATCATTTTGGAAAACTACTCTATGCGGAAGTCCTAGCTTGTCGATATAGTAGCTTAGTCGTTTATTTAAGTAACTCAAGTTTTGATCAATGATTTTCTTACGAATAAACGAGTCTTTGTTAGTTAACAGTTTGTGTAAGAACTCTTGATGGTCCTTTAACTTGGTCAATGTGTTAACTTCTTCCCAGTTAATTTCTTGAATAGCAGTATTGTTTAGTTCTTCAATCTGTTCTTCATAGGGATTTTGTTCATCAATCTTAGCAGTTAGACTCTTTTCTAAACCGTCCAAGTTGTTTTTATGACCCAGTGCTTCGGCTTCTGTGTCATAGAACGTCTGCGGCTTGCGGGGCAACTCACCAATGGCAGCAATTTCTTCTATGATTTTATTAAGACCAACACTGACTTTTTCAAAATATTCTACTGCTTCTAACAAATGCTTGTTAGCTGTAGCAGACATTTCTTCGTGTTTGTGATCGTGAAGCTGTTGTTCGCAGGCATGACACTTTTTATCTGCTAGACTTTCAAGATCTTTGCTGTATTTCTTAACAGACTTTTCAGCTTGTCCTACAGCTGACTCTAATGTAGCTCGCTGTTTGTTAAGATTTTTAATCTTTGTATCATTTTCAGCCCACTCTCTTATCCGCAAATGAGCCGCTAGCTCTGCTTCAATGTCAACATTCTCAAGTCGCATCATAGCACGACCTAGATTTTCTATGTCTGCTTCTTTCTTAGATTCCCAAGCTGAACTTTTAATTTTTAAGCTGTCGATACTTTTTTGTACGTTACTGTTGGCAGTTTTAATCGCTTCAATTCTAACAGTTTCAATTTGAATAGAATCTTTGCTTTCTTTAATCTGTGCTTTTAGTGCTTCTGCTTTTTCTGAAAGCAAAGTAATGCCCAATAGTTGTTCAATAACTTCACGCTGTTCAGCAGCCTTCATACTCAGGAACGGTTCTGTGTAAGTGTTAAGAGCTACTAAGTGCTTGAACATAGTGTGAGTCATCTCTAACATCTGTTCAATGGCTTTTTGCGTTTCGCGACTATCGCCCTGAGCTTCGTCTTCTTTTTCTTCTGACTTTAGTTCTTGATCGTTGACATACAATTTAAGAACATTAGGTTTGCGGCCTCGCTCGATGCGATAATTAACGCCGTTTTTCTCAAACTCAACAGTGACTAACATAGCTTTGCCGTTAGTTTTATTGATCAAATTCTCTTTTTTGATGTTAGTTAGAGCCTGCCCGTACAATGCATAACTTAGTGCATTGATCATTGTGGTCTTGCCCGTGCCGTTACGTGAACCTGTGTCATCTCCACCTAGGTCTAGGTTAGATCCTAGCACC